GTTATCTCCCCTGGCTCAAGGTATTTATCTTCGATGCGCGCTTTGCGATTGTCTTTGAGCGGCTTGATCTTGTCCAGCCACTCTTTTGTCTGGACGAAGTCATTGTCGTAACCCCATGCGATAAGCTTTTTGAACATCACAATGCGGCCATTGATCGTAGCAGGAGCATCCTCTGTTTTGAGTTTACTGTTGATATATCCAGCGGTCAGCTGGGAAACCTTGGCGGCATCAGGCAGTAGTGCAAAAATGCTGTTTATCTTTGACTTATACGTGGCCACAGTGGACGCCCTGATTGTCCTGGCCTTGTCCGCAAGATAGGCGTCGGCCAGTTGCCGCAAAGTGCAGTCACCGGCGGACGGCATGGCCTCAAGCTTATCCACAAGTGTCTTTTGCGCTGCCTTGATCGCCGCCTTGGTGTCTTTGTCGATGGTCACGGAGACCTTTTTGGTCTGTCCTGTGATGGGGTCCTTGTACCGCTCACAGACCTTGTACTTGCCAGATGGAGTTGGCTCTATCCACATGGGGACCCTCCTTGACAAATGAAAAATGTTTGATAAAATGTTTTGGGCATATAGCTCCCCTTGAATCCAGAAAGCCGCTCCTCACTCGAAAATGGGGAGCGGCTTTTGTTGCTTTTTTGTGACTGTGGTGGTATAATGATGTTGCTGGTAAATAGCTCCCCTAGCTTTTCCAGATATCCCTGCCGGGATCCTCTTCCCTCCGGCGGGGATTTTTTAATATCCTCTTTTCATGATTTCTTGGAAACCCTTAGAGAGCATCTTGCTTTCCGTCTCCGGCACTTCACTTTCTGGCAGCACTTCTATCTTTATGTCACTAGAGCCGTTTATCATGATCGTACACTTTTCTTCCAGCTCTCGCTCTTCTTGACTGTACATCGTGACGATGTTGTTGTCAGCTTGCGTTATACTTATATCGAGATGCACTTCCATGTCTTCAAGGGATTTCGTCGCGAAACTTTGACTGTAATCGTAGAAGCAAAAGACTATTTCTGCGCCGTCGCGATACTTTGCGATTTGAGGCATGGATTCAACGGCCAGGTTATTACTCTTGCTGTAGTACCATGGGGTTACATCCAGATAGGCGCCTCGCATCTGCCCAATGTCACCGCTCCCCAGATAGTGCAGATCCTCATCTGTCAAGGCCGAAATATCAAACTTAACAATAAGATAAGGATTATAGATGAATCTTTCATCATTGTAAGACTGATAAAGCGCTATATCTGTTATATGGAAGGGTTTGCCGTTGTAAGTAAACTCCGGATACGGTAAAGAGGAAACCGTGATATCTTTCGGCTTTTGCGGTGTTTGTGTTTGAACTACCGGCTGCGTGTCACCCTCACAGCCCGTTAGCATCATCACGGCTAAGATCACCGCTGCAATCGCTATCTTTTTCATTTTTTCCACCACCACATTGCTCTTTTAGCAGTATCCTCACGATCTCAAGCACGACAGCCTGCTTTTCAGGACTGAGCGCCATGATCGTGTTGATGAGGTCTTCGTCTTTGCATTTCACTTCTTTTTTCCTCTGACCAGGACTAGCCCGTGTCTTCTTTTTCAATAGAGCTTTCGACTTTTCTTAAAAGTTCTTCGCCTTCCTGGATCTCAGAGAGCCCTCTTGCATATCTCAAAAGTTTTTCTCTGTTTTCGTCACTCAGCGTCTTGGCATAGCTGACTAAATCTGCCTCGCAGTCGGAAAGCGGGTAGGTTGTGGGTTTGGCCATTTCATCCTGAAACAAAAAGTTAGCATCACACTGTAGCGCTTCGAAAAGTCTATACATGACTTCTATTTTAGGATAGCTTTCGGCATTTTCATAATTTGATATTGCCGACGATCCCACACCTATCATCTTGGCCAGCTCGACGCGAGACAAGCCAAGTCTTTCTCTCTGCTCCTTGATTCTTGTTCCGATGCTCATCATTTTCACCTCCTTCCTTAAATGCAGTATAAAACCTATAAAAGGAAAAGTCAATAAATTTTTTACAGAAATCTTGTAAAAAAGACTTGACAAAACAAGATTACTGTACTACGATAGGGGCAGTTACAAGATTACTGTAACCGATAAAAAAGGAGGTGAGAAAATGAGTGATTACGATAAAGTAATCGAGCACATTGCCTACCTCATCAAAAGCAAGGGACTAAAGCAGTCCTTTGTAGCTGAGAAAGCCGGGCTGACCGATGGGGAACTGAGTAACATACTGAATGACCGAAGGAAACTTCTTCGGGTTCAGCACATCGCCCCGCTCTGCAAAGCTTTAGGTATTACGCCTAATGAGCTTTTCGATCCAGACGGGAAAACATTTAATTGCGCATAAGGAGGTGATTCATGAGCATCAAAATCGACAACGAATTTAAGTCCCTCATCCCTCCCTTGTCCGACGACGAATACCGGCAGCTGGAAGACAACTGTGTAAGGGAGGGCATCCGGGACGCGCTCGTGGTGTGGCCTCAACCCGACGGGGATGAAATCTTGATCGACGGGCACAACCGATTCAGGATCGCGGCGGAACACAGCGGGCTGCCGTTTCGGACAAAAGCGATGAGCTTTGAAGGACGGGATGAGGCTAAAATCTGGATCCTCCAAAACCAGCTGGGGCGGCGAAATCTTAACACCTATAACAGGGGCGTTATTGCCTTACAGCTGGAAGAAACACAATCAAAAATAGCTAAAAAAACGCAAGGAACAAGGACGGACTTAGTGCCAAAATTGGCACAAAGTTGCGAACCACAAGAAAAAACAGACTTTCCGTCAACATTGGCGGAAAGTAACAAGATTAAGAATCCCAAAACCCGCGACATAATCGCTAAAATGGCCGGCACATCCCACGGTACCCTGGACAAGATCAAAGCTATCGAGCATAGCGACAATGCGCCCGTTAAGGAAGCGGCGCGGAGGGGGGATATCTCTATCAGCAACGCCTATCAACAGGTCGTGCGCGAGAAAACGCCCGTGCCGCCGAAACCGACAAGCACGACGATTGAAGCAAAGCAGCGTCATGCTGAATTTGAGCAAAAAAAATCCGAAGGCGTGGTCAGCATCCAGGACGCACGACAGGACAAAGACGATCAAAGAAAGATCGGCGAAGGCCTGTATAGGGATTTGATATCCTGGATCGCAAAAGGCTACTGGATAGGAGCCCTGAACAACTCAAAAGACTTTGACCGGCTAAAAAACGTCATTCCGGACGGGGAAATAAAAGACCTCCGGGAGAAAATTAGCAAAATAACTGTAGTTCTGGACAAATTTATGGAGGTGCTATGAAAGAGCTGAGTTTCTGGAAAACTTGCGCACAGGCCGTCGATATGACGGTGGCCAATGATACTATTTTTGGCGGATTTGATATGGAGAAGTGTATGGAAAACCTTCTTAACATAACGACGCCGGAGGAATGGAGCAAGGACTACCTTTTTAAAGGCCTTGCAAAGTATTACATGGGAATTTACGCCAACATAATCGGCTATCGTGTTGGCATAAAAGGTACGGGCGTTTTCTTCCATGAAGACACCAAACACGAAGGCGTGATTGGCGGCATGGTCCTGAATGAAGAAAGGCTATCAAAAGCATATGAAGCCAAGCTCGCCGATTTGAAAGAAAAGAAAATAAAAGTGATCGCTGGAAAAGACGTGATGGATAGGCAACTTGCGATTTCAGGCAATCCCGAAGAGATGAACCTTTTCGAGGAGAGGACGCTTGAGTGGCTTGTCAACCTCATCAAGGCTGCCGAAAAGACAGAGTAAGGAGGCCCTATATGTCGATCAAAAAGCAAGTCTGCCGTTCCATCGCGGCTGTGAGGATCGCGATGTACAGCGCGAAGGCTCACGGTGACTATGTTGCCGCTGAAATGGCGCGGTCATGGCTCCTGGGCTTCAAAAGTGCCTTGCTCATTTTCTTGCCAAAAAAGTTGGTCAAAGAATATTTTGAAAAGGCCGGCCTTCCCGATCTGGACGAAGTAAAGGCAAAGATAAAGGATGATGGTGATGATGAAGACTGAAACCATCATCTACGTCACCGGCGGCGCGACTTGGCTGCATGTCAAGGACGCTGCCGGGATGTATGGCATGTCATCCCAAAGCATGTATCGGCTCCTTGACAAGATCGAGAGCCTGGACAGGTATAAAAGCCCTCGTATCTGGGTATCAGCCAACGAGGGCGGACACCGGATGATAAACAGCTTGGTGTTGGAGGACTATCTACATTACAAAGCACAGATAGACGCCGGCATCAAGAGCATCCCGCCGTATGATCCGGCCCTTGTCCGGTGGAATCGCGGGGAGTACAAGATCACGCCAACTTAAGTAAGAAAGGAATGGACACATGAAAGAAAGGGATATCCACGTTGGCGACATCGTGGAAAAGCAGGAAAACACGGGCTGGGTACATGAGCACTTGGTCATATACAAACAACCGGACTATGCCGTAACCTTGCGACTGACGCAAGAAAAAGCTCTGCATAATGAAAACCCTGTCATGGTGGGAGTCCAGTACACAGATGCTGGAAAAGTGGGGTATATCCACTACAACGAGATGCTCCGGATATCCTGGCATATCCCGGAAGAGGATGTAAAGCGAGTCAAAAACAAGGTTCGCTTAGCTATTGGCTTGGATGAAGTCAATGTAAGCACAAGGATCCAGGAGCTCAAGGAAGACCTGCGCTTGAAAGATGCAATCATCGGCAGCCTCGAAAAAGAGATAGCCCGTCTCAAGGAAGACGTTGCCTTCTACCGCGAGGCCCTGACAGTCAAGACAGCATCGGAACCAAAAAAGAAAAAGGGCCTCTTCGCCTTTTTCAGAAAGAAGGTGCTGGCATGAAGGCTGAATATAGTAAGAAAGAAATACTGAGCATCATCACGGATGCCTACAACCGCTTCCGCGATGTAAACCGCGACATGGCTTATGGCATCGGAGAGCTGCTTTTTGACTTTGACGCGATCAGAGGCATCGACTACGACCGGCAAGACAAACGCTTGGAGGTGATTAAATGATAAGCTTCGGGATCGGCCTTGTTGCCGGTGTTATCGCAGGAGCCATGGCAACGACTTATCTTTATCAGTGCCGTCGAGGCGGCTTTCACGATCTGGACGGTCTGGACACAGAAGACGAAGAATACACAGACGATGAGCCGGAATACCGGACGGAAAGGCGGCCTTTTGAGCCGTGGTAAATATCATGAGTAAGATATGCAAAGAAGCGGCACCGTGCTGCTTCCGAAAAGGAAAAACATGCGATATTTTGAACGAAACTTATGAAGGTAAGGCGTGCCCCTTTCGCAAGGAGTATTCCCCGCCTTTTAAGCCTATGACAGCGAATGATATTTTTGAAAAGATGAGAAAAGAAGGGAAATTAACATGAAAAAATCTATCTATGCAATCTTAGCAAGCTTAGCCCTTGCCAGCACAGCACAGGGGGCTACCTTGTATGACCCCACTCCCCTGCTTGACTACGACGGGGGCACAATCGCTATATTACAGTATTTGACCACTGTGGAATACCAGTGGATTAAGCCGGAGGACACAAGTCTCGCTTGCGTCTACGTCCCGTCGCTGGGAGTCTATGGCTACATCCCGGCTTATCTTGCAGGCGGAAGCACGGGCAGTACGACAAGCTCCTATAGCTACCAGGAACCTGTTTATACAGCCCCCGAACCTGAGTACACGGCCTGGTATCCGGAAGAGGTTTGGGTTGAGGTGGATATATCTGATCAGATTGTGAGTCTGCATCAGGATAATGATACCCTGGCCTGGGGATCCACCGTGACCGGTAACGCCACTAAGTCCCCCACGCCGGAAGGCAATTTCAACATCTACCTTAAAGCCGAAAACGAGGTCTTGAGGGGCTACAACTACGACGGCTCCACATATGCCAGCGAGGTCCGCTACTGGATGCCTTTCCTTGGTGGCTACGGCCTTCATGACGCCCAGTGGCGGACGGCCTTCGGCGGCGATATCTACCAGTATGCTGGCTCTCACGGCTGCGTCAACCTGCCCTATAGCCTCGCGGAAGCGATCTGGGATAAGGCGCCGGTGGGGACACGGGTAAATATTCACAAATAACAGAAAATGGGTGGGGGATATGAAAGAGGAAAAAGTTGTTCAAATCGTTCCAGTAGCAACGCCAACTTATCTTGTAGGTGTAACAAGTTTTGAAGATATGGACGATGGAATAGGAGAACGTCCAGAGCTGATTTATCAAAAAATTCACTACCTCGTACTTATGAATAACGGAAAAATCGGAGTGCTTGTTGTCGATGACCTCTACGGCAACTTTGGAAAGCCCGAAGTAATACTTATGGACAGTCCCGGCGTTCTTGGCCTTTTTACCCCAGACGCAAAAAGTTACTCGATACTCGATCCCGAAGAGGAAGACGGAGATAAGTTTTTTGTAGTTAGTCGAGATCATATTTGCAAGCGCAACGAAATAACGCCAAAATGTACCCATTGTTTAGATGTTGACGAGTGGTTTAAAGAAAGCCTGACCTAAGCGGCAACTTAGGCCAGGGCCGGAGAGGTAAAGCATCTGGAAAAATCCTTTACCTCTCCATCTTATCACGCTTTGGAGAGAAGTCAAGAAAGGAAGCAGGATGGAAGAGATCATCATATCCAATCGTGAGTACCGCGCTGCCGAAGGGATCAGCCGGTCAGAACTTTTTAAAATAAAAAAATCGCCATTGCACTTCAAATATGCGCTGGATCATCCCAGCGAGCCGACAGCGGCCTTGATCTTTGGCCAGGCGGCGCACAAATACATCTTGGAGCCCTATACCTTCCTGAATGATTTCGCCGTGTTGCCGGACCTGGACAGGCGGACGAAGGCTGGCAAAGAGGCCTACTCGGATTTTGTCATGGCAAACGCCGGGAAGACAATCATCACCAAGGACGACATGAAAATCATATATGACATTAAGGCTATGGTCGACCAAAACGAAACAGCAAGGCGTCTGTTGCAGGGGAAGCCCGAACGGACTTTCTTTTGGACGGATGAACCGACAGGGGAAAGATGCAAATGCCGTCCTGACTGCCTGACCGAGTACGAGGGGAAAAAGTATATTGTAGATTACAAGACAACAGATTCTTGCGAAGACGGCCACTTTGAACGCTCCTGCCGGAAGTACGGCTATCAATTTCAAGCTGGTATGTACACCGAAGGTATTTTTAACAACACCCTGGAAGAGTGGGGCTTCGCCTTCGTGGCGCAGGAAAAAACGGCTCCTTATGCCGTGCGCGTCTACTTTTGTAGCTCTGACTTTGTCGCGGAAGGCATCGACCAGTTCCGTGAGCTTATTGGCATCTATCACGACTGCAAGGTAACCGGCAACTGGTACGGATACGAGGGACCTATGGACACACCTTCTGAGCTGGTGGGTGAGGACGAAGCATGATTGATACATGGGAAAAAATCATAGATCCGAATTTCATCAGCGCCGAAATCATCGGTGATGTTGGTGCTGAAAGAGTAGTGACCATCACGGACATAGACTTCCGTGAAGCCTTTGACCAAAAACGGAATAGTAAAGAGCAAAAGCAGTCCTTAATCTTGAAGGAATGCAAGCCTATGATCCTGAACAAAACGAACGCCAAAATGCTCCGGAAGCTTTTTGGTGAGGATCCCCGCTCCTGCGTCGGGAAAAAGATCGTCCTGTATGTCACTGAGGTCAAGGTGGGCGGCAAGCCTACGACGGGCATCAGGATAAAGGAATATAGCGAGACAAAGTGTCAGATGTGCGGGAACGTCATCCTCCCGATCAGGGGCAAAAGCGTGGATGCGCTTGTAGAAATCTCGAAGCGGAACACCGGCAAGGTTTTGTGCCTGGCCTGCATGAAAAAGGTAAAAGAAGAAAAGGAGGCAGCGGCTAATGAAAATATCAAGGATCAAGATCCGTAACCTTTACGGTATCAAAGAATACGAAGGCGGAGGCGAAAACGTCGAACTTTCAGGAGCCAACGGTGTTGGTAAGTCCAGTGTGATAGACGCGATCAGACTGGCACTCGAAAATAAATCCGACAGGGACTATATTGTGCGCTTTGACGAAAAAGAGGGCGAAGTCCTGATAGAGACTGATACCGGCTTGTCGATCAATCGCAAGATAAGAACGCAATCCTCGGACTATAAAGCGATTAAGCAGAACGGGGAAAGCATCAAAAGCCCGGAGGCTTTTTTGTCCGGAATTTTTACACCACTGCAACTGCAACCGATAGAGTTTCTTTCCATGAGCAAGCGGGACCAAAACAGGATCATCCTCGACATGATCCACTACGATTGGAACCTGAACACCATCAAGGAGTGGTTTGGGGAGCTCCCGCCGGACGTTAACTATGAACAAAATATTCTTTCAGTTTTGAATGACATCCAGGCTGAAAACGGCTACTACTTCCAGCTCCGGCAGGACACTAACCGCTCGATCAGGGAGAAAAAAGCGATTATCGAGGATATCAGCAATGCACTTCCCCTGGGCTACAACGGCGACGAATGGGAAAGCGTCGATCTGGCAGATATTTATGCAGAGATTGAAAAAAGGCGCAAGCAGAATGATCTGATCGAGAAAGCACAGGGGATGTATACCGGTCACGATGCAAAGATCAGAAGCTTACAGGCGGAAAAAGAGATAAAGCTTGCGACCCTGGACAGGCAGGAAGCACAAGCAAGGACAAGACTGGAAGCAGATATCGCTTCCCTCACCGAACAGATTAATGGCCTCAAAGAAAAGCTTGCCAGTATCGACGCCAAAAAGGCCGATAAAGTCAAGGTGATCGAAAGCGAATATCAAGCAGCAGCCGCACGATCTGAGGCCGAGATGGAATCTTATGCCCCATACAGGGACATGGAACGGCTTGAAGTGGATGAGCTTATGAGCGATGCCAGGGATGCAGAAAAAATGAAAAGCCACATCAACGAGTGGCGGCGTATGCTTCGAATTGAGAAGGAAGTGAACGAGCTCGTTTCAAAGTCCAACTCTCTGACCGAAAAGATTGAGCTTGCACGGGCGCTTCCCGGAAAAATCTTGGAAACGGCTGAAATTCCGATTGAAGGCTTATCCGTCAAAGACGGAATCCCGCTTATCAATGGCCTGCCGGTCAGCAACCTATCCGAAGGCGAAAAGCTTAACCTTTGCATCGACGTTGCGATCCAGAACCGCGCCGGCTTGCAGATCGTGTTGATCGACGGAGTTGAAAAGCTGGCCGCAAAGATGCGCGAAAGGCTGTATCAGAAATGCAAAGAAAAAGGCGTTCAGTTCATTGCGACCAGAACAACCGACGATCCGGAGCTTATCGTCACCGAACTTTAAGGAGGGAGAAAACATGATAAACAGCGTACACTATCAGGGCCGTCTCACGGCTGACCCGGAGCTGAAATACAGCGCCTCCCAGGTGGCCTATATGGAGTTTACCATAGCTTGGTCAGAAAAGTATAAAGAGGTCGAAAACAGATGCTTCCTTCGCTGCAAGGCATGGCGCAACACGGCGGAGTTTATCAGCAAATACTTTGCAAAAGGAACGCAAATCGTGATCGAGGGGCATCTCATCACGGAGGAGTGGGAGAAGGACGGAGACAAGAAGTCCCGGACCATCTGCTTGATCGACAAAGCTCACTTCTGCGGAAGCAAGAGCGACGGGAATGCAGCTCCAAAGCCTGCCGGCACTCCGGCACCGGGCTCAGACGATTTCATGAACATCCCTGACGGCCTGGACGATGAGCTTCCCTTCGTGTAAGGAGGCGGTTTTGATGCTTATATGTGACACAAGGGAAAAGGCCAATCAACGGGTGCTTGAGTATTTCAGATTGCGTGAAATCCCGTATGTCGAGCAGGCGCTTGACGTGGGAGACTACATGGACACGGACCGTCCCTGGATAAGTGTCGATCGAAAGAAGGACCTTAATGAGCTCTTAACGAACTTGTGCTCTCCGGATAAAGCCCGTTTTTGGCGGGAAATCCGGAGAGCCAAGAGCCAGCATATCCGGCTGATCTTCCTTTGCGAACACGGGGGCCAATATAAGTCCATCAAGGATGTGGCTAACTTCCGCAGCCGATACTCCAAGGTTACGGGGAAGCAACTGCAAGAAAAGATGTATCGGGCGCACATCGCATATGGCGTCGAGTTCTTCTTTTGTGACAAGAGGAACACTGGGAAGAGGATCCTCGATATTCTTTACGGCCATGACAAAGACTGAAATTCAAAGAGCCTACAGCATGACGGATATCGTGGGACGGTATGGCCTTCACCCCAACAGGGGGGGATTTATCAGATGCCCTTTTCACACGGGAGACCATACCGCTTCCCTCAAGGTTTACCAAGATAGCTTTCACTGCTTCGGTTGCGGGGCGGACGGGGATATCTTCCAGTTTGTCATGCTGATGGAACATATCCCATTCAGGGATGCCTTTACCCTCCTGGGCGGGACTTATGACCGGACGCGAAATCAACAAGAAAGTAGAGCCAAACAACTCAGGCTTGCACGGGCAGTGCAAAAAAGGCAGGCGGAAGAGAAGGAGCAAAAAAAGAAGCTGGAAGAGCTTCGCTTTTTTGACAAGTATCTTTCAAACTTGCAAAACGGCTTGATGCTATGCGAGCCCTTTTCCGATGCTTGGTGCCAGATACAGAACGAGCTTCCGCAGACTTATGACAGATGGAACGAGCTAAGAGAGGAGGTGAGAAAAAACGGCGGAATATGACAATCTCACCAAAGAGCAAATCGTAGCCAGCGATTTTCTCGAAAAGCTATACACATCCAAGGAGTTCAGAGATCCTGAGACACACATGCTGCTTAAGTTTCAGCTACAGGACAGGGCGAGAGCCTTGAAGGTAAAAACACAATTCGATGAGTGCTTTAAAGCCCTCGAAGCTCGATTAAGAGCAGAAGAAAAAGAAGCCAGGCGGCAAGAAGGCAATCCAGATGGGCTAACCGCCTTCGGACCGGACATCACGGGTAAAGAATACCCCAATCTTGTCTGTGGCCGCTGGATCGCGACAGATGATGGTGTGGAGTCCATCGAGTCAAGCCGCGCCAATCAAATCGCCTGCTACCATCCGATCTTACCGATCAAACGGATGCGTAACCTTCAGACTGGCGAAGAGCAGATCGTACTTGCTTTCAAGCGCAATGATATTTGGAACGAAATAATTGTTTCCAAAGAGTTGATTTCAAATTCGCGGTCAATCGTTGCTCTTTCGAAGTATGGCATCGCCGTAACGTCTGAAACGGCAAAGCTCTTGGTGCGCTTCCTGGCTGACATTGAAAACTGGAATCCGGACTTCGTGCCGCTTGTCAGATCATCCTCTAAGCTGGGCTGGCAAGACAAGGACGCAAAAAATAGCTTTTTGCCATATGATCCGGAGCCGATATTTGACGCAGGAATGCGGTTCCCACAGATCATCAATGCAATCAAAACCTATGGCTCTTTTGACGTGTGGTTCCGGCATCTCATCAAAATACGCTCAGGGCCATATGTAGAGCCACGGCTAGCGATTGCAGCGGCTTTTTCAAGCGTTTTTGTTAAATACTTGAGGATCGCTAACATCATCATTGACTTCTCGGGCATAACAGAAGCCGGAAAGACAGTCATGCTCATGGTGGCTGCGTCCATCTGGGCCTGCCCGGATGAAGGCCAGTACATAGGAGACTTCATGACAACAGATGCAGAACTTGAGGCTAGGAGCGATTTATTAAACAACTTCCCGGTTTTTTTGGATGATTCATCCAAAATTAAAAAGGCACTTTTAGATAATCTTGAAACGGTTGTGTACAACCTTGCATCCGGCAGTGGAAAGAAACGGTCAAACAAGGAGCTGGGTTCCGAGAGAGTAAGGACCTGGAAAACAGCGTTCCTTATCAACGGAGAACACCCATTAAGCAGCTACATGAGCCAGGGCGGCGCAATAAACCGGATCATCGAAGTGGAACTGACGAACAAAACACTTTTTGAAGATCCACGCGAAACGGCCAATATTGTCCGGAACAACTACGGCTTCGGCGGTCCCATTTTTATCGAAAAGCTCAAACCTATTGACCCTGATGAAATTGTCGCAACCTACGAAAAGTATTGTCAGATTTTAAAAAATCAGGATAACACAGCAAAGCAGGTTTCCTCATTGGCCGCAATTCTTACGGCTGATGAGTATGCCGAAAAACTGCTTTTCCACGATGGAAAAAACTTGAAGCCCAAAGAAGTGGCGCCGTACCTGACCGATATTAACCAGGTATCCGAAGGAACGCGCTGCTATCTCTACCTTATGAGCATCTATGGTGAGAAGGGGCAGCACTTCAAGCTGGATCGTGAAGACGTGACAGATCAGTGGGGCACGGTAACCACAGACAAGGATGGGGTGATGTATATAAATTTTCGCGCGGCGGCGTTCGATGAGATTCTGAGAAATAGTCCGAGTAAATTTTCGCGGAAGGCCTTTACAAACTGGGCAAAGAAAGAAGACCTTTTGAGATGCACGGGGGACAGAGATACCTACATCATCAAGGTGAATGCCGTTTGTGAACGGTTTATTTCTGTCAAAGTTGTGGAAAATATCGACGATTATCTTGCGTCGAAGCGCATGTTTACCTGACTTTTGGGTAAAAAGGTAACTTTTGGGCAACCAAGTCAAAGCCGGAAAGCCGCATAAATACAGGCTTTCGCGGGACGGTTTACCAAGTTACCCGGTTTCCAGCGTATTATACATATATATGTAAAAAAAAAAAAAAAAAATAATGGACATGAAATTTTATTTTTTTTGCGCTATAGGGAACGTCATTTTTTGGGTAACCTGGTAACCACACCTGGAAAGCCGCATAAATACTAGCTTTGCGAGGTTACCGCCTCTTGGTAACCGCCGGTAACTTGGTAACCTTAGTGATTTTGCACAATGAAAAGTGTAAAAGTTTCGAAAATGTCGAGGCTGAGCGATGGCAAGTATAGAGCAAAAGGATATTCCGATTGAATCAAGGTTCATGACCGACTTTTGGCAATTCAGGAAGAAGTTTTGGTGCGGTGAAGGCAATGAGACCTTCTGGGCAGAGCTTGTAGACGCAGCCAACGGCTTGGCTGAAAAGTATAAGAGTCCATACACCGAAGCTCTCATCCTGGCCTGTGTTGGCGATATCGAAAACCGCTACAACGAACTGTCGGGAAAAGAAAGAAAAATCGACATAGTTGATACGATATACAAGCACTTGAAGGGCAAGTAAAAATGAAAAAAGAAGCGAAATCAGCGTGGGAAGCATACCAGGCTATGACGCCTGAACAGCATCAAAAACGCAAGCAGGATATATGTAAATCATGCCTGTACTTTGCGCCATATATCAACAGTGGATCATGGGGGCAAGGTGCGTGCGACTACCGGATGCTGACAGGGCATGGCCGTTCGTGCTGTCCCCTGGAGTGCAAGGATAAGGGCGTGTATGTAGAAGCGACACGGAAGGCACGTGCCGCCCTGAAGCTGGATTGGATCAAGGCGCATGAGAGCCCGGGCGGGGCGCGGATAGAAGCGCCGTCCATAAAGCCGGTAAAGCCGGAGCCTAAGCCCAAGCGCGTCCCTATGACAACTGATGAAAAGAAGGCTAAAGATGTAGCCAAGCAAAGGACTGTCCGCGAGCGGCGGAAGGCGGCAGGCCTCTGCATCAGGTGTGGAAAACACGCACCTGTGCCAGGAAAGCAGTACTGTAAAGCCTGCGCCGAAAAGGCGCATGAAAAGTATCTGACGCGGCATCCAAGGCCGGAAGCGCCGGCAGAGTCGGACATATCACTTGCCCAGAATCTCCCTGACTTGCTTTGATTTTATCGAGGGACAATATGATTGGAAAAATTAAAGACCTTAACAAAGGCTATTTTTGGATACGAGTTTCAACCGGCACGACCTATTTTGCCAGTTTTGCCGCTGTGACTGCTTCCGACCGGCGGCGCATAAGGCACGGGACCGCCGTGATCTTTGAGGCGGTCGACACCGGCGGAAAACATTTGGAAGCAAAGGAGATAAGGATCTATGAGCAACTTTAGCTTATGGCTGATCGCGTGCCAGGCAGACGGCACGATGATCTACCCGCTGGAAGATGATGGGCGCGGCACGGAGATGTATCAGACATACAAGACTTACTCAGACGGACGGCAGGACTTCCGGACGGCTCCTGTATATCACGTCTGGCAAGGCGATAAGGCCATTTACACGGGGCTAAGCTATCAGGAGGCCTTTGCCCTGTGGAACAAGGAGAAGAAAGCATGATAAAAGGGTGTATCTACTGGACCGTGATGGACATGCCAGTGATCCGGATCGCGAAGGGGAAACTGCTTGTCGAAAAGTACGACACGCAGCCCACTTTCGGCGGGTGGTTCTACCCAGAAGGTGGCGGGCCCCGGACGTGGCTGTGGTTTCATGGCAAGGATGAAGGCAAAAAGGTCTTTTCCAGCCGCGAGGATGCCGTCAAGCGTGCGGACACCTTGGCGGATGCTTACGACTGGGAAACGCTGCGGATGATGTGGGATAGGCCCGCGATGGAAAGAGGGTGGAGAGCATGAGGATCAAGTATTTTGACAAAACTCTTCCGGTTATCGCCCCTCATGGCGGTGACTGGATAGATCTGTACAGCCGGAAAGAGATGCTGATACATGCCGGCCAGACTGTCAAGATACCGCTCAATGTGGCGGTCGAGCTTCCGGCAGGCTTCGAGGCCTGGATAGCACCGAGAAGCAGCCTGCTTGGCAAGACCGGCCTTGTCGTCCCGCTTGGCATCGTGGATGAAGCATACTGCGGTGACGGCGACGAGTGGCATCTTATCGCTTACGCTTCAAGGGACTGCAAGATAGAGCGAGGTCAAAGAATCGCACAGACGCGACTTATGCCGCACATGCAGCTGGTAACACTTGAAACTGTCGACGAGCTTGGCAACCCCGACAGGGGCGGCATGGGAAGCACGGGGGATTGAGAAATGGAATGCTGTGATAGCTGCATTTGGCACGAAGACTGCAAGGAAGATGTCGGCTTTTGTGAAAAGCGCGGCATCTATACAGAGCCTATGGAGGTGTGTGTGGACTATGAGCCGGTGTGGCCTGCAAAGATTAGGAGATATGCAAAAGAGCACAAAAAGGAAAAACAGCTGCGATAAAGGCCGGGACATCAAAGAGTGTTTAAGCTGTCCTTACAAAGACTGCATAGCGGGACAGCCTTTCTCGCCGGAGCCAGCGACAAAGAGGCTAAATCAATGGATAAGGTGGCAACGTGCGATCTGTGGAAAAGAGTAAAGGAGGATATATCATGGGAAAATACGGACCTGGGGCCAGCATGAAAACAATGCTCAAGGCGGAGGCCGACGGCATAAAGAGGATACTCGACAAGAGTGACCTGAATAAGTGGGAAAAGCAAGTCATTATGGACGCCTACAAAGAAGTGGCGTACCAGTGGTGCAAGACAAACGCAGTTGCTTGCGCGGTCGAAAAACTGTGCAGTCCGGAGCCGCCGAAATTCGCAAGTCTTGAGTGGAACAACGAAATCTCGGACAAGATGCACGACACTTTCCCCGACTGGTATGACGATATTGAGGACATACCAGTGACAGACGAAGATCTAGACCTCTATGAGGCGGCTCAAGTTCTTTTCAACGGCGAGGAGGACGAAGATGGCGAAGAAAAGTAAATCCACCCCCGAAGAGAAAGCCCGTCACCTGTGGGCCTGCGGTGTCCGGCGCATGACGGACGATCAGCTCTACGACACATACCATGACCTGGCGGAAAGCGAAAAAGCGTGTCAGGCCGTCGCCGCGAAAGCGCTGGAAGACGCGGCGGCCTTGCAGGCTCGGAATACTGCACTTAACGACGAAAACATCCACTTAAGGGACAAATTGAAAGAAGTCTCCGCCCAGAAGACAGAAGGTCCGGGAACGCCCCCTAAAGACGCGATAGGGGCATGGCTGGAAACGGAGGCGGTAAAGGTCAAAGGAGTGGGGCCGAAGGTGCTTGAAAACCTGCTGGCCAGACTGGAGGACGCAGATGAAAAAGTGTAATACGTGCCACTGGTACCGGATAGACGGCGCAACGCCATGCGAGGTCTTAGACGGCTCCGGCTGCTTCGGCTGCGAGCACTGGCAGCCCATGACGCACGGGGATGTGATCAGGGAATCGGATGACGTGCAGCTTGCCGGGAAGATAGCCGCCCTGTATGACTACCTGCCGGGCATCCGGGATGAGTACCTTCCGGACTGCGCGACAGACCCGGATATGGATATCGACAAAAGCATGTGTATGAGTGTGGATTGCTGCCACTGTGTAAATACTATCCTTAACTGGATCAGAAGCGAGGTGACACCTGATGGAAAAGATGAATAAAGGAACCTGCAAGACCTGTGCCAGCTGCTCCCCGTCTTACAAGGGCGGCGTGTGCCAGCGGACGGGGAAGAAAGTCAAGTACTCGGCCACATGTGAAGAGTGGAGGATCAGGAGATGAAGATCATAAAGCCAAATTATGAAATCCTGACCCCCATCTCCGACGGCGGCCTTGAGGAGCTTAAACTCATTGAGCGCATAGGCCGTGTCTGCTACAAGTCCGAAGAAAGGATCACGGAGGACGGCCAGTCAGCCAGGAAGTTTGTCAAAATGCTCCTCGACCGTGGGCATGAAGCCATGATCGAGCACTCTATGTTGTCGGTGCGATTTATCTGTGATCGAGGCGTCTCCCACGAGCTTGTCCGCCACCGCGCTGCTTCCTATGCCCAGGAGAGCACCCGTTACTGCGATTATTCCAAGGACAAGTTCGGTTCAGAGATTACCGTCATTGCCCCCTTCTATCTGAGGGAAGGGAGCGATAGATGGAAGGCGTGGATGAAGTCATGCGAGGCGGCAGAAGAGGCCTACTTTACCCTTCTGGCTAAAGACCTGTCACCGCAGGCGGCCCGGGTGGTCCTGCCTACCTGCCTGAAAACCGAGGTGGTTGTGACGGCCAACTATCGCGAGTGGCGGCACATCTTACGCCTCCGGACTGCGCCAAACGCACATCCCCAGATGCGCGAGATCATGTTGCCGCTCCTGGATGAGCTGAGAGAGCGGATACCGATCGTCTTTGATAATCTGATGTAAGGAGATAAGCGCATGACGAATGAACACGCTAAAAAAGAACTTTCCGCATTAATGACAAGAGAGCCTGACTTTGCAGTAGCCCTTGACATGGCTATAAAAGCACTAGAAAAGCAGATACCGCAAAAGACAGGGCACTGGATACAGCAAAACAAAGGCGTGATGGTAACAACGTATAAGTGCTCCGTGTGTGGGCGAATCGTCGGAGATGATACCGGGTACAACGTTTACGAGGATTATCCGTATTGCAACTGCGGCGCGAAAATGGAAGGAGACAAAAATGACTAATGAAAGATGGCCTGTCGGCGGTGTTGACCGCTCGGGAGACGTAGATAGGATAAGCATCCAGAATGCAGTTGAAACGCCTTTTTGGCTGGCAGTCTGGGCCACTGAGCCTGAGAGGAGCATAGATGTCCGGATGAGCTACAGTAATCTTAAAGCAATTTGCGACCTGCTCGATGCACGGCTGACAAAATTGAGAGGTTTCCCGATTAAGGCCTATTATGTCTATTTCGAAGAGAAGTACCCGGAAGAGGCGCAAGTTGAAGAGCGGACGGTCACTGATATAAGCGCCAACGGGCAAGCCTACATCAAAGAAGACGATGAGTGGGTGGATTTTAGAGACCCGGTAAATCGAATGTTCTGGGATAAGGAAAGCGCGGAGGCGGTCTTGGAGGCGTTAAAAAATGAAGGATGATTTGATGTAAGGCGGCCCCTTCGGAGGAGAACCATGGCTAAAAAAGAGTATGGACAAATGATAAGCTTTGATGCCGCTATCGAATGGGCAAAGCGGCAGCCCGACAGCACGATCAAAACTCACGCCCTGGCCCGGATGGAGTACGAGCGCGACAAGGCTATCCCTGTCAAGCCTAAATTCCATAAAGGGCTGTATGGGCACAAGTACGACAGCTATACTTGCGGCAACTGCGGAAGCACGATAAATGAAGCACACTGGCGGTATTGTCCTAACTGCGGTTTTGCGATAGGAGGAAAAGATTGATCTATAACGGTGACTGTCTGGATTTGATGCAAGACCTTCCGGCTGCAAGTGTGGACATGGTACTTGCTGATCCGCCTTATGGTATTACGGCGCGCAATCCCTGGGACGTACTGATACCCTTTGACGGGATGTGGGAAGGCCTGCACAGGGTAGCCCGTAAAGACACGCCTATACTGCTCTTTGCCTTAAATCCCTTTGCAAGCGATCTGATACAGAGCAACCGGAAGGAATACCGCTATGAATGGATATGGCAAAAGACCCTTCCGACGGGGATGCTTAACGCCAATCGGATGCCGATGCGCCTGCACGAAACCGTCCTTGTCTTTTATGGCAAGCTTCCAAAGTATCATCCACAATTTTGGAAAGCTGCCACTAAACATACAAGGGGGGGGGGTACAGGACGTTCCAGCAATTACAACATCAACCATACGCCTCCCAGGACGGAACCGACAGATGAAAGGTATCCCGTCGATATCATCACTTTTTCAAATGCTGCCGTGGGCGCGAAAGTCCATCCGACGGAAAAGCCCGTGCCCCTGCTTGAATACCTTATCAGGACATACACGGATGAGGGCGACACGGTACTTGACTTCTGCATGGGTTCCGGCAGTACGGGAGTAGCCTGTAAGCATCTGAACCGGCACTTCATCGGCATTGAAAAGGATGATCGTTACTTTGAGATTGCGAAGGAGCGAATAGAGAATGCCTGAAAAAATCTGGGCGAAGATAGGAGAACATATGTACAAGTGCCGAAAGTGCGGTCAGACACTTGAGTATGGCGGGGAGAAGACGTTTCCGCCGATCGGGTGTCCTGGCTGCGTGTTGAAGGCAAGGAAGGATAAAGAGAAGGAGACATGTACAAGACGTATTTTGTGACCGTAACTTTGATCGCGATTGCCGCCGTGATAAAGGCGGTGTGTGAGTACCTGGATGGGCTTGAGTAACTTGAGTGAAATTCGAGTGAAATTTGAGTGAAATTCGAGTGAAATTTGAGTGAAATTACAGTGAAGTTGCGAAGAAGGTGATGAAGATGATAGACGTGTTTTACATCGCTGACCATGAATGGATAAATCCGCCGTCTCGCTGTGATGGGTGCGGGAAGCCGGTGCAGTACGATGACAACGCTGTGATGCTGACCATAAAGCATGACAGTCAGAGCCGGGACATCGTGCTGTGCCGTGAGTGCCGCAGGGAACTCTTTGAGAAAATTTGATTGGGAGGGGAATATGATAGACATTAAGGACGTGTTGGAAAAACACAAACACTGGATAAAAGAAGATATAGCCGGATGGGAAGATATGAGGGCTGACCTGTCCAGGGCTGACCTGTCCAGGGCTAACCTGTCCGGGGCTGACCTGTCCAGGGCTGACCTGTACGGGGCTAACCTGTCCGGGGCTAACCTGTCCGGGGCTAACCTGTCCAGGGCTGACCTGTCCAGGGCTGACCTGTACGGGGCTGACCTGTCCGGGGCTGACCTGTCCAGGGCTGACCTGTCCAGGGCTAACCTGTCCAGGGCTAACCTGTACGGGGCTGACCTGTCCGGGGCTAACCTGTCCGGGGCTAACCTGTACGGGGCTAACCTGCGTAAAGCTAAAAACATACCTTGTATTCCTTATGCTTGTCCAGATTTCGGTATTTTTATTGGCTGGAAAAAAGCGAAAAAAATAAACGCAAAGAACCGCAATGATGCCGTCTTGATCGAGCTTGAAATCCCGGAAGATGCAAAGAGGCTATCGGGGATGGGACGTAAATGTCGATGCGACAAGGCCAAAGTGCTTAGCATCCGCGACATGGAAGGACATGTCTTAGAAGATCAAACAGCGATAAGTCTGTACGATCAAACCTTCTTCTACAAGGTTGGAGAAGTGGTCTCCGTTCCGGACTTTGACGAAGACCGCTGGAACGAATGCAGCACGGGCATCCACTTTTTTATCAATCGGCAAGAAGCAATAGATTACATTTATTAAGGTTAAGTTGCAATGGTGCCGTCTAAGAGGCGGTTAAATGGCCTGAAAGCATGAGGGCAAGTGTACATAGCCCGAAGCGATCTCCGGCAGGTGTACGGGCTGGAACCGGGGATGAGGTGCGGCCAAAATGGAGAAAAAAATGACTAAGGAAAAACTGGAAGAACTCTGCATGAAACAGCATAACGCAGAAAGGATGAAGGAAAGCATCGAAACCCATGAGCGCGCGATCGACAAGATGCTCCTTGCTAAGACAGTGAGAGTAAGCTTTGAGGCCGCTGGCTATTGTAGCTCTACATACACTATTGATGCTGACTTATTGGCAGAAGCGTTCAGGAAGCAGACAACACGATGGAGAGACCAGATTGACAAAATTGAAAAGGAGATCGAGAACGCATGATCGCGGTGAAAGGCATGTCGATGCCGAAAAAATGTGAAGAGTGCTATTTTTTGTGTTTGCACGGAAATAACTATGTGTGTGATATAACTTCTGGCATCAAGAAAAATCTTGACAGGCACCCTGAGTGGTGTCCGCTGGTGGAAGTGCCGGATGAGGTGTTCGGAAAAGCCGAACAGCTGAGCGACAACGAACAACATTCTACTCATGGGGTTTGGTTACAAATTGCGCCACACTTTTACAGGTGTACAGTGTGTGGGCAAGTCATACTGTCTGAAGATATAAGTGCAAACAAATACTGCTCTTACTGTGGTGCAAAGATGGAGGTATGACATGGACGATCTGATAAGCAGACAGGCGGCGATAAAGGCGATAAAAACATCGCGTTTTTGTGTTGATGCCATGGAGAAAATAATCAAATTACCATCCGCACAGCCAGAACGGAAGAGGGGAAAGTGGATATACGACGAGGATGAGTATGGTATAGATATATATGGTTATTACTGCGATAAATGCCGTTTCTTTTTGCCGTGGGACTATCTTATCAATTCCATTGAGGATTATAATTTCTGTCCGAACTGCGGAGCAGACATGAAAGGTGAAGATGATGAGTGATTTAATCAGCAGACAGACCGCAATTGAAGGTCTGAAAAAAACCTTACTTTTTCGGCTCAATCCGGAGCTTGCGGAGAGGGTACGGCACTACCTTGAAAGCGTCCCGGCGGCAGATGGCTGGATACCGTGCGAAAAAGCGTTGCCGTTCGCGGAGTACGGCGAAAGTGACAATGTATTCGCGACATGTAGAAAACGGTATTATAATTATGTTTTTGTAAAGATTTTGTATTTCAACGGTGGCGTTTGGTGTTGGCCGACCGGCGAAACCTTTGAAGATGAGGCTATAGCTTGGATGCCGTTGCCCGAGCCATACAAGGAGGAAAAATGAAGCATAGAGAGATGGCCGCGCGTTTGGCGCATATGATTGCAGAATGCTATCCCGTCCTGCCTCCACAAGAGGTGGAGGTTATCGACGCAGCAATAGCAGCCCTCAAAAAAGCAGAAACTAAAATGGCTGTATATGACGATGAATGGCAAGAGTACTTTTGCCCCGTCTGTGACAACCCTCTCCCCGGCATAAAAACGGCAGGATACTGCTACTGTCCTGAGTGCGGGCAGAAGATATGGAGCAAGGAGGAAAAAGATGATTAGAAACATTTCCATAAACGAAGAGGACTTCCGCACACTGGCTATATGCGCCGTCCGGTACTGTCAAGGCCAACAGAGCTATATGCCAGGTCTGATACAGGGGATCGTGCTTAGGCATCTGGATGATCTGGATGACAATACGATCAACGTCATGCTGAGGGATTGCACCGAGCAAGAAGAGCGTAACCTATATGGGGATGAAAAAATCGACAAGTCTGGATGGATACACTTTCGGGAAAAGCTAGGCGAAGAGCGGATAAGGCGGTGGAAGCCATGACGCATGACTATGCACATATGCACATATGCACATTTGAAAGGGACGAAGCTATGCGAAAAAGAGAAGTCTATGAGATCATGACAAGGCTTTTTGACGAAGATGAGCCGACGTATACAGCCCGTGTGAGCAAGGCTTTTCTGGAAGCACTTGAGATACTTAAAAAGGCCGCCGAAAAGGAAGAAGCGGAGGAAAAGAAAGATGCTTGACCCAAAGACAGAGGCAACTCTTTGGCGGAGTGTCGAGGACGCCATGTGGACCTGCTTCCAGATGGGCGGTCAGAAGGCCAACCTTGAAGCTCTGGAAGACGGCGTGAAAATGATGATCCTGATGGCTACACAAAAGACCTCCGGTCAGCGCGGGAAAGACACGGACATTGATTGGCGCAATCTTGATATGGCCAAGATGCAAGTCTGTATTGAGGCCGCCGCTTTGGTGCTGGATGAAAGATTCGAAAAAGTAAAGGAGATGTTTACAGATGAGCCGTGAAAAGGCACACATGGAGGGTCGCTTAGATGGCATGATTTTCGCTCGTGATATCGTCAAAAAGGACGGTATCGAAGAACTCGAAAGAGAAATAGAGCGGCGTCAAGCTGGCGGTATTAACGTAAGACTGACAGAAAAAGAAATAAAAAACATGCTTGACGATATGCAGAAGGACATGTTTGAGTTCGTCTTTGACAAGTGCCTCATCCTTGGTGTGGCCATTCTGCATGATACTTTTGACTTTGGCCTTGAAGAGATTAAAAAGTATCATGAGGCCATGGCGGAAGCACAGCACTACTTAGAGACAGGTGAGGCAGAGTGGGAGGACTTCATACAATCCATCGAAGAGGAACTGCAAATAAAGTTTGAAATTCGTCATTATAAAAAGCCTTGACAAGTTCGGATATTTGTGATAGGTTGCAATTAAGAGCTTAGTCGTGACTGTTAGCTCGGCTTCCTCATGCCAATGAATCACGACAGTGGGGCGGTTCCTTTGTAGGGTATTCCCGCCGCCCCATCTTAAAGCAGAAAGGGGTGTCTGTATGAGCTGGTTCTTACGGCGCGGTAACGGCGCTATCACTCTTGACAAGTGGTCAAAGGTCAAGGCCTTACTCGACAACGACAGCACTCTAACAGCGGTCGTAACAAGCCCCTATGAGTATGACCTAGGTGTCAAAAGTGGCATCTCAAAAAATCGACTTATGGTAGATACCAGCGTGCCAGGCATCGGGAAGGTCTACTTAGTCCCGACTAATAAGCTGCATAAGCTTGCCAATACTTGACCCTTTTCATAGGGTTCTCCTTCCTTTCTTGTGTGTTCCAATGCAGTCGGAAAAGAGCTGCATCCTTGGATATATGTTTTTTTGACGTATACCAGGGGTGCGGCTCTTTTTCTTTTTGTGCCGCTAGAAGCGGTCATCAAGGCGGTGATCCTCATGCTCCGATCATGCAAGTACTGTGGACGTATCCACGACAGCATGTATATATGTCAGGCCAGGGCTGCAAAGATAGTGGACCGCCGCAAGTACGACTCCTATCACTCTGAGGCGGCCAAGCTCCGACGACGTGAGCGCTGGAAAAAGATGAGCGTCAGCATTAGGGAGCGAGACGGCAACCTCTGTCAAGTCTGCCTTCGTGAGGGTCTTCCATGGGGCGACGGCAAGCCAGTATTTACGCATGAGGATCTATCAGTGCATCACATCGTGCCAATCGAGGTCAACCCCGACCTAGCTTTTTGTGGGAATAATCTCGTGACGTTGTGTTTTTTGCACCACCAGCTCGCGGAAGATGGCACGATACCAGCGGCAAAGCTGTCAGCAATCGCCGAAGAGCAAGAAGCCCGGGCGCGAGCGTGAGGCGGGGACGTTTCCCGGGTATCCCCCGGGGGTGCTTTTTATAAAAATTGCTACTAAGTCCGATGTACGCCCGCCCCTAGTTAAGAGATTTGTTCCCGGATCAACTTTTGAAAGGAGGTGGCCCCCGTGCCCACCCCGGCGAAACCGGTAAAAGTTTTAAAGATGGAAGGCAAGAGCCACCGGACCAAAAAAGAGCTTGCGATGCGATCAAAAGGCGAAAAATCCGTTCTGTCTGGCGGTCAGATGATGGAGACCTATGAGGTGGCGTCTGATCCTGTGGCCCATCAAGAGTTTTTGCTCTTGAGCGAGCTGCTTTCGAAAATAGACAAGAATGATGCACTCTACACCGAAGTAATAAACAGATATTGCTTGCTCAAGTCTGAGTGCATTCGAATTGCCGAAAGTAAGAAAAAGCTGGAAAACGATATCACGGATTTGCGCGAGGCAGACCTTGAGCCGAAGGACTACTATATACTCCTTAGCGATCTGTCAAAGCAGCTCATATCTTATGATCGACAGCTACAGCAAAAAAGAAAGATGATGTTTGACATTGAAAAAGAGAACATCATGACCATTGCCTCCGCCCTCCGGTCCGTGCCAAAGCAGCCTGAAAAGAAAACAAACTTGCTCATGGAGGCTTTAAGCGGTGGTTAAAGATGGCAAGGCCTACCAGTATGCAAGGTGGGCGCTGGAAGAAACAGAGGGAAAAGCCCCTCACTATGTCAAACTGCAAGCGGAGCAATGGCTTGATATCGCGGACGGGCATGATCCGGAGGCTTATGTGGATGAAGGGCGATATGAAAAGATCTGTAAAATCCTCAAGCTGCTTGTACATCCCGATTTACATTGCAGTATCTACGAGGGGATAGAGGACTATGCGTGGTTTTTTATCGTGGCAACGCTTTGCACGATGTGCCGCCCTGAGTCTAAACGCTACGTGCTGTCGGGCGCTGATCCTGATAAGACAAAGATCAGATACTACGAGACAGCGCTTTTGGAGATCGGGCGCAAGAACCACAAGACCTTTTATTCTGCGGTTATCTTCGTCCTCTTGATGTTGGAAGAGCCATCTTTTAGCCGTTTTTTCTCTGTCGCCCCCGATCTGGACTTGTCTGCCGAGCTGCAAACGGCCCTCAAAAAGATCATCAAGTCAAGCCCTGTCGTGTATGACGAAGAGGATCCCGTCTTTAAGATACTGACAAAGCAGATCAGGTGTCTGATAAATGATAACGAGTATACGCCGCTAGCCTACTCGCGTGACGGCCTGGACGGTAAGCTCGCTCAGGCATGGCTCGCGGACGAAAGCGGCGCTCTGGACGACTATCCGGTTGAGGCTATGCGCTCATCGCAGGTGGAAATCCTGTCAAAGCTGGGCATCATTATTTCCACACAGTATCCGAACGACAATAATGTTTTTATCACGGAAGTTGACATAGCTAAAAAGACGCTGGATAAAGTGCTTGAGGATACTCGATATTTTGCGCTCCTGTACGAGCCCGACAAGGAGCTGACTACTGGCGACACCTGGATGACGGACGATAGGTGCATCTATCAAAGCAATCCGGTTGCCGTATACAAAGACCTTTTTTTTGACAACCTCGTTAAGAAAAGGACCATGGCTATCCTGTATGAGAGCAAGCGTGAGAACTACCTTTGCAAGCACAACAATATTCGGTATCGCGGGCTTGGCGTTGAGGGATACATAGATATCCAGAAGGTCAAGCTTTGCGCGGAAGACATACCAGATGGATTTTGGAAAGGTAAGCGCGTATGGATAGGGCTGGACCTGTCACAGACTGATGATAATACGTCTGTAGCTATGATTACTGAATTTCGAAATCAGATATACGCCAAGGTATTCGGTTTCATTCCGGCATCGGCCGTTGATCGAAAGACTGTCAAAGAAAAAGTGGACTACAAGGCCCTCATTGCCCATGGCGATTGTTTTGCCTGTGGGAATGAGGTCATTGACTATCTTTTCATTGAGCAGTTTATCATAGGGCTGCCGCGAAAATACGGCGTGGAAATCGCTCAAGTTGGGTATGACCGATATAACGCTATCTCGACGGTCCAGAAGCTTGAAGAGGCCGGCATAGAATGCGTTGAGATTAAGCAGCACAGCTCCGTCCTGCACGCGCCCACCAAGCTTTTGAAAGAGTGGATTCTTGAACAGGATTTCCGATATGCGCAAAATCAGATGCTTGAGATTAACTTTCAAAACGCACGATGCACCAAGGACACCAACAATAACTTATACGTCAACAAGAAGCACTCAGAGGGCAAGGTGGACATGGTAGTCTCGCTGATAGATGCCGTTTACCTTTTGCAACAGGATCAGCTTTATGGCTCTGACTTTATAGTGCAAACAGTATAGGAGGTACATCCCCATGGGATTTTTTGAAAGATTTTGGCGAAAGCCGGAGATCAGGGCTGACACTTACGAGCCTGAGATCAAGAGCGATGTCCTGCTTAGGGCCCTTTTGGACAAGGGCACGATGACGAAGGAAAAGGCGCTCGAAATCCCGACCGTGCAGGCCTGTATAGGACTTATCGCAGACACAATCAGCCGTTTGCCGATACAGCTGCTTCGCAAAGGTCCGGAGGGTAAGCCGGAGATCATTGAAGGGGATCCCCGGATACGGCTGCTAAACGCTGAGACAGGCGACACTTTGACCGCAAAGCAGATGTGGCGGGCCCTGATAGAGGACTACTATCTCGGCAAGGGCGGTTTTGTCTATAAAGAGGACTATTTCGGGCGTATTGAAAGCCTTCGTTATGTCGATGAAAAAGATGTTGCGATAGGGAAAAAGAACTTTCAGCCAATCCTCAAGGATTATGACCTCATCGTGGGTGGCATTTACTATCATCCATGGAGTTTCATTAAGTTTCTTCGCAAGACAAGGGACGGCATGGAGTCCAGGAGCCTGATAGACGACAACTCGCTTGTCCTGTCAGTGGCTTATGAGGAACTGTCCTTTGAGCTGGCACAGGCGAAAAAAGGCGGCACAAAGAGGGGCTTTTTGCAAACCGAAAAGAGTTTGACGCAGGCGGCACTTGACGCTTTGAAAGATGCTTTCCGGAAGCTATATGGCTCATCTGATGAGAACATAGTGGTCTTAAACAACGGCACGACTTTCAAGGAAGCGAGTGCCACGCCTCAAGAGCTACAGCTTAACGAGAACAAGGAAGCTAACGGCCAAGAAATTTGTAAGCTGTTCGGCATTCCGGCGTCCATGGTGCTGGGCAGTCAGACGGGCAACTCCATGACGGACAACGACATGAATCAATTTATAAGGGCTTGTGTCGCGGTCATGACGGACTTTGAGTGCAGTCTCAATAGGGACTTTCTGACAGAATCCGAAAAGGGGTCTTACTACTGGAAGTTCGACACCAAGGAGCTGACAAGGGGCTCGATCAAAGAGCGATATGACGCCTATAAGATAGGACTCGAAAAAAACTTTTTGCAGATTGATGAGGTCCGGCAGAAAGAGGACATGGAGCCGCTGGGGATTGACTGGATCCAGATGAACCTTAACACGGTGCTTTACAACCCTGAGACGAAAGATATTTACACGCCGAACACCAATCAAACGGCCAACTTGGTCACGGGAGAAGGCACAAAAACCATACTGGAAGGAGGTGAGGGACAAGATGAGAGCGGAACTAAGAGCTGACGGGCTGCACATAAGCGGCTACGTCAACATACCAGGCCGGGAGAGCCGTCCTGTCATGACACCGAGAGGGCGCGTCAACGAGATCATCGAGCAGCGGGCTTTTTCGCGGGCACTGGCCAAAGCGGCAAAAGTTGACATGCTGCTTGACCACGACCACAGCCGGGTGCTTGCCTCTACCAGTGACGGCACCCTGACCGTCTATGAGGACGCTGTAGGCCTTCGGGCCGAAAGCGTGGTCACTGATACGGATGTGATCGAGGGCGCGAGGGCTGGCAAGCTCAGAGGGTGGTCGTTTGACATCAAAAACGCCGTCGATACCGTCGAGGAAAGGGCCGATAAGCTGCCGATCAGGCGGATATCTGACTTTGACATATCAGAGGTCACCCTTGTGATGAACAAAGTGCCGGTCTATTCTTCCATGAGCCTTGAGATCAGGGCGGATGATGGCGAAGAAGCTACAGAATACCGGGCTTATCAGGACGACAAGCTTGAGTTTTTCGAGGCGAAAACGCCCGAAAAAGAGCCTGAAAAGCCTCGATATCACGAAAAGTACATAGCTGCTATCAAAGCGTTGATAGCACCGGCGCACAAGTAGGAAGTGCGTCGCTAACCTGCAACAGCTACAGGAGGTTTTTTAATTATGCACGAAAAAAGAATCAAAGCTTTAACCGAAAAGAGAAACGGCATCATTGCCGCCATGGAAGCTCTGACCGCCGGAGCTATCGACGAAAACGGCGAAGAGAGGGCCTTCACGGAAGACGAGCAGAAGTCTTTCAACACCATGAGCGCACAGGTCAAGTCTCTGACCGCCTCCATCGAGGCCGAGGAGCGCGCCCGTGACTTACAGCTCAAGCCTGTCGAGTTAAAGAAGGACGAAGGCAAGAAGGAGCCGACTGCCGAAGAGAGAGCAGCGTCCGAAGAGAGGGCCTTTGTTGACTTTATCAGAGGCACGGTCTCCGAAGAGCGAGCCGGAGAGCTGAACCGGACCGACAACGGCGCGGTGATCCCGTCCAGCATCGCCAACAAGATCATCAAAAAGGTTTATGACATCTGCCCGATTGCGGCCAGGGCTACCCGGTACAACGTCAAGGGGACGCTGTCTATCCCTTTCTATCCGGTGACGGAGAAAGGCACGACCGCTGACATCACGATGAACTATGCAAGCGAGTTTAGCGAGTTAGCTTCCACGTCTGGCAAGTTTTCCAGCGTTGATTTACAGGCCTTCCTCGCAGGTGTGCTTTGCAAGGTCAGCAAGAGCCTTATCAATAACTCGCAGTTTGATATCCTCAACTTTGTCATTGACCATATGGCGGAGCAGATCGCAAGATGGCTGGAAAAAGAGCTGCTTGTGGGTACGGCCGGCAAGATCAGCGGTCTGTCCACCATTAATCTGACCGTAACCGCCGCTGCCGCTACTGCCGTTACCGCCGATGAGCTGATCGACCTCCAGGGCAAGGTCAAAGACGCTTTCCAGGCTAACGCTTGCTGGATCATGTCTCCGGCCACTCGCCAGGCTATCCGCAAGCTGAAAGACCGTGAAGACCGCTACCTGCTGAATCCGGACTACCGCGACGGATACGGCTACACGATGCTTGGCAAGCCGGTCTTTGTGTCCGACAACATGCCGGATATGGCTACTGGTAAGAAAGCCATCTTTTACGGCGATATGTCCGGTCTTGCGCTGAAATTTAGTGAGGACATCAACATTGAGGTGCTGCGTGAGCGCTTCGCAACCGAGCACGCCATCGGTGTTGTTGGCTATGTCGAGTGTGATGCCAAGATCGAGAATGAACAGAAAATCGCCGCTCTTGTGATGCTCGGGGATGAATTGTGATGGCCTGATAGCGAGGTGATCGCCGATGAAAGTCAAGGCACTTGTGTCTTTCTGTGGCAAGGTGTCCATGGGTAAAGGGGAGGTCAGGGACGTGACTTATCAGGATGTCCTTAAAGACCTCCTCAAAGCCGGATATGTCGCAGAAGTCAAGGAGGACACGCCGAAACCTGCACTTAAAAAGGCGGTGAAAGCGAATGAAACTAAAAAAGCTCACGACAGCTGACGTTGCCGACTATCTCCGCCTGGATGAAGACGATCCCGTGAGGCTCAAGCCCGTCATGCAGGCGGCAAAGGCTTACATCCTGGACTATACCGGACTGGATGAGGACGATCTCGACGATCATGATGATCTCGCCATCGCCTTCCTCGTCCTATGTCAGGACATGTATGATAACCGGGCCTTGTACACTGATAAGGCCGGCATCAACAAGGTCGTCGATGCAATCCTTTTCCGGCACAGGCGGAACTTTGTGTAAGGTGGTGAGACTATGTATATAGATCCCGGAGACCTTAACAAAAAGATCCAGATAGTCAGCAAGTCCAGCGGTGAAGAATACGACGATGAGGGGCACCTGATAGAGCGTGAGACCATCGTCCGTGAGTGCTGGGCGCGATTGTCCAGCATATCCGGCACGGAGCTGCTAAAGGCCGGGTCTGAGTTTGCGGACGCGAAAAAGCGCTTTTTGGTCAGGTGGACGCCTGTAGATATCAACACATCCATGTATGTCCGGTATAAAGGGGCTGACCATGGTATCACCTACGTCAACCCCTACAAGGACAACAAAGACTACATCGAAATTTGGACGGACTGGAAGGGGCGTGAAGCATATGGCGAGTCTTGACATAAGCGGCCTTGACGAACTTGTCAAGGCGCTTGAAAAAGCGGAAGCTCCTGAGAAGATCGCCAAAAAGGCCATCTCGGAGGCAGAAAAGGAGCTTGTCAAAGCTACTCGGAACGCCGTGAAAAGTGCGCTGACCAACAAAAGCGCCTCCGGTCTTGTCAATGCCATGATCCCGACCGGCGCCAAAGAGAACCAATGGGGCGTGTACAGCGTCGTGCGACCTATCGGGAAGGATGAGCACGGTATAGACTACAGCCAGCTTGCCCTTTGGCTCGAATATGGGCGATACCGGAAAGGCAACCAAGGCCGGAAGGGGACGCTTGAGGATGCACAGCTGCAAGTGGCTCATCCATGGCGGCAGAAGGCGATCAACGACAGTCAGGCGGCGTGTGTCCGGATCATCGAGGATGTGCTTGAAAAGGAGCTGAACTCTGATGGATAACATCAATAAGATCATCGTTTCGGCCCTGAAACCCATCGGTTTACCAGTAGCGGAGCGCCTGTATGAAGGGAAAAAGGATGAGTACATCGTCTTTAACCTGACCGACGACAGGGGCAACGACTGGGGCGACGATAGACCGCACGCGGATGTGGCTTATCTACACGTCCACTATATTTGCCCATGGTCAGCGAGCTATCACGACAAGCGGCGGCAGATACGCCAAGCTCTTTTTGATGCCGGCGCGACATGGCCGGAGGTCAGCGACTTATCAGATGAGGCGGAGCGAGTGAGACATTTTGTTTTTGAGTTTGAAATAGAAAATCTATATGAATTGGAGGGGATATAATGGCGAAAAGAGGCGTACTTTTTGGCGTTGCAAAGCCGGAAAATCTTGACTATGGCATACGGCTTGGCCCGATCGTTAATGTGTCGGTGAACCTTACAAAATCTAATAGTCAGGACTGGGGAGACAATGAGGTACAGGATGATGACGCCCTTGTGACTGGCGGCACCGTGACGATTGAGATGACGCATGATAGTCTCGGATATTTGCCCGTTGGTGCTGATGGGACCATTTCGGAAGCCGTGCAGAGTATCGGGCCTGGCAATGCAAGTATCTATAAGGCGCTGTTGGGGCATGATGTAACACTTGACTTAGCCAACAATAAGGTAACCGGCATTTCGAAGTATTTTTACAAGGACGATGTGGCTCCGGTTTGCAGCGTCGGATTTATGGGATACTCGACAAATGAAGGCGTCTATGTCGCGAAGGTCTACCCGGAAGTTCGTTTTTCTGAGCCGAACGACGAAAATCGGACCAGGACCGAAAACATCACTTATGGCCACATCATCCTGACGGGGGAATTGCTCATTCCAAAGAGCGGCAAATGGCGAACGACAGCAAGAACGGCCTTAGCTGCGGATTCAAAAGATTGGCTGTATCGACAGCTCAGCGTAAACACGACGCTTTTCCCTAAAGACTGGACTACTGTATCAGCGGGCGGAGGTGAATAAATTATGGCAAAAAAGGGGATAAGATACTGCGTTTTTGCAAAGGCAACTCCGCACAAGCAGGAAGATATAGGCTTCACTTATAATGAGGCTACTCGCTTTAGCCCCGTGGCATCTATAAGCGGCTCTATTTCTTCATACAATGCAAAGGACTGGGGCGACGACAGGGCGGTAGAAGTCGCAAGCGGCATTTCTAGCGGTTCTTTGGCCTTAGAACTGAACTACGACGATCATCAAACTGAGACTTATCTCTTAGGGCATTGGTATGATGGATCGCAGGATGTCGATCTGCCGGAAGGGGCGACTATCGGCAATGTTATCGCAAAGGAGACAGACGAGGCTCCTCTTGTTGGCGTTGCTGTCATCTCCCATGAATCCAATCAGCTTTTTGGATTAAATTGGGTCGTCAAAATTTACAGCGCGGTTAAATTTTCAGAGCCAAACGATGAAAACCAGACCGAAACGGACAGCGTAACCTTTGGCCACATCAATCTTGAAGGCAAAATCTTTTTTGCAAAAGCCGGGAGAAAACTCTGGAAGCGAGAGTTTTCCTGCAATTCAGAAGGTTCCGCGAAAGGTATAGTCGGGACATTGTTTGGCACTATAACCGATACTGTCGATGTCTAAGCTTAACCCCGCTCCGGGCGTCCTCACTCTTGGCGGTATCGAGCGGCATCTGTACTTTGACTATGCCGCAATTGAGAGAATACAAGACATCTACGACGATCATCCTTTTGCGGCGATCAAAGGCATTTTTGCGCAAGATGCCGATGAAAACAGCTATTACAAGGCGAAAAACCTTATAGACTTAGCTGACATCCTAATAAACAACCAGCCTGCACGGGAGCGCGCCCTTGAGGGACACACGGACCTCAAGCCGCTTGACCGCGAGACTATAGCGCACATGATAGACCGCGACAATGCCGACGCCGTTGTTGCGGCTATCTTGTCCGCCTGGACAGGTCAGACACCGCAAGGGGATGAACCGCAAGGGGATGAAGATGATGAGGACGATGGTGGGGACGATCCGGATCAGTCCCCTTAGAGATGCCGGATAAAATCGACATAGCGAGGATAGTGTACTTAGCCATGACGGCACTGGGTATGAGCAAGCGCGAGGCGCTGAGACTAACGCCTATTGAGTTTGATACCCTTTATCGGGAGTGGCTCAAAGAGCACAATCCAAAGGCACTCAAAAGGGCAAGGAACGGCATCGACAACTTGCCCTAATTTTTTTTAAAAAAAATCAGATTGGAGGGCCGTATGTCTGGAAAAAAGATTGGTCTAGTGCTGGCCCTTGACGGCGAACAGGCTTTTAAAAACGCGATAAAAGCGGTAAAAGCCGAAGTAAAACTGTGTAACACAGAGCTAAAAGGGCTGACCACAGAGTTCAAAAATAATCAGAACAGTATGGAAGCCCTGACCAAGAAACAAGGCGTTCTGACGCAGGCTCAAGAGGCCTATAAAAAGCAGCTAGATGCCGCAAAAGCGGGCCTCGAAAACGCCAAGGCCAACTACAACGAGCAGGCTAGAGCTGTCGAAGACTTACGGAAAAAGCTTGAAGAGGCCAACAAAGAGCAAGAGCGGGTTAAAACTCTGTACGGTGACGGCTCAGAGGAAGTGGCCAAGCAGGCCGAAGAGGTCAAGAAGCTACAAGCGGCCCTGGTGGATCAGACCGCCAAAATGCAGACTGCTCAGACCCGTGTCAATGCGTGGTCGACAGAGGTCTATAAAGCCCAGCAATCCCTTGATGCCTGTGATGCTGAATTGCAAGAAAATCAGAGGTATCTCAACGAGGCATCATCCTCCGCTGACAACTGTGCCACATCCATAGACGGCTATGGCAAAGCTGTCGAGGATGCCGCCGAAGACACGGAGACCTTCGGGCAGAAACTCGCGGGCATGGCGCTTGATGCTGCCGGTGCTGCTTTTGATGGACTCAAGGACAAGGCCGTCGAGTTTGCCAAGTACATCGTGGATGTAGGCAGCTCCTTCGAGGCGCAAATGTCGAAGGTTGGCGCGATATCAGGAGCGACGGGCGGCGACTTTGACGCGCTGACTGCCAAGGCGTCCGAGATGGGGCGGAACACCAAGTTCACCGCGACGGAAGCAGGAGAAGCCTTAACTTTACGTTACACAGCGTAATTCCAGGGCAGGCGTGTGGAAACATGCGCCGGATTTCGGGGAAAATCGGTAAAAGCTAAAGTTCTTTTTGCTGTCATGGCTATGGTTCGATGGTATAATAAATGTGATAAAATTATGCCGAAAGGAGCCAAAAAAAATGATAGCAAAGATATGCTGTACTTGTAAAAAAGAAAAGCCAATAGAGTTATTTTCACGGAACAAAAGGTCGAAAGACGGATATAAGGAATATTGCAAAGAGTGTGCGGCAATCAAAACAGCGATATACAGAAGCACACATAAAGAGCAAATAAAAGAATCGTCTCGCGCAAGTTATCAGAAATCAAAAGAATCCGCAGAAGAAAGGACACGGAACCAAGAAAAAACGCCGTCAAGGACGTGTTCTGTGTGCGGAATCGAAAAACCAATATCTGAATACTATAAGTGTGGGAACGGCGGTTATCGCAGCTATTGCAAGGCGTGTGCAAATGAAAAATCACGCGAATATCAGCGAATTAACCGAGATTCAATTATTGCTCGAAAGCGAGAATATCATAAAGTGCATAAAAATGACATCGCTGAATATAATAAGCAATATTATGAAGAACATTCAGGTGAAATCAAAATCAGAGTAAAAAAATGGGTTAAAATACATCCGGAAGAATCGAAAGAACATAATGTATTTTTCTTTCACAGAAATCGTTCGAGGAAAAGAAATATAAAAGCAGACCTTACTCGCGCCCAATGGAAAGAATGCAAGAAATTTTTTTCGGTTGACGGAAAAGTTTGCTGTGCTTATTGTGGCAAAGAAATAAAAAGAGCTACTATTGAGCATGTAGTCCCGTTCGAAAAGAGCGGAGAATACACTAAAAATAATATCATTCCAGTATGTATAAGCTGTAATGCTTCAAAAGGAAGTTCTGATTTATCCGAATGGTATCCGAAACAAAATTTTTACTTGAAAGAACGTGAAAATAAAATAAAAGCATATCTTAATAAATGAAACACGCCGATACCGAGAGGGCCATCATCAATGGTCTTTGTAACGCATAGGGATTGAGCGATAAGAGAGCAAAAAGATCCCCACGAGTCTCCGACACTGATAGATATAGGCTATCACGCACGGCCTTAACTCTTACCGTGTGCCTAACGTAAAACGAGGGTGAAAATATATGCTGACCTTATGGGAAACCATAAGATGTAGAGGATAAAAAGCCTTTACGATAACATTTTTGTGGAATACATGGCAATGGCCGGTTGGAAAACCGACGACATGCTTGCAGGCCTTGAAGGCGTGATGAACCTGGCCGCCGCTGCCGGTGCCGATTTGGGCACTACGTCAGACATCGTGACCGATGCCTTGACCGCCTTTGGCAAGACGGCGGGCGATTCCGCACGCCTGGCTGACATTATGGCGGCAGCGTCCACCAATGCGAACACTAATGTCGAGATGATGGGCGAGACGTTTAAATACGCCGCGCCTATCGCGGGTGCGCTGCACTACGAGATGGAAGACGTGGCCGTTGCCGTCGGTCTTATGGCAAACAGCGGCATCAAAGCCTCTTCCGCTGGTACGTCCCTCCGCTCCATCATGACCCGACTGGCCACGGATGCAGGAGCAAGCAGCAAGCAGCTGGGTGCCCTTGGCGTCTTAACTGAGGAGCTGGGTGTGCAGTTTTACAATGCAGACGGTTCCGCCCGTGAGCTGTCTGCCGTCCTGACAGATGCAAGGGCCGCCTGGAAGGGCCTGGGCGATGAGCAGCAAGTAGCCTATGCTAAGACAATCGCAGGTCAGCGTGGTATGGCTGGTTGGCTGGCCATTATGAACGCCGCAGACACAGACGTTGACAAGCTGACCACAGCTATCAATAACTGCAACGGCGCGGCTCAAAGCATGGCTGACCGGATGAACGACAACCTTGTCGGCAAGATCACCCTTTTTAACAGCGCACTGGAAGGCCTTGGCGTGGCCCTTTACGGCTATTTTTCCGGTCCTTTACAGTCTGTCGTGGGACTTGCGACAAAGCTCATCAACGGCATCACAGACAGCTTAACACCGCAAAAGACCGCCTTGGAGACCTTTATCGACGATATAGACAAGGCAAACGCCGATGTTGCCAAGACGCTGCAAACCGCCAAGCAGACCATCAAGGGCGGGGAAGATGAGGCCGCGACCATCAAGGCCTACGGCAGTATCCTCCAAAACATCATGACCGATTGCGAGAAGTTTAATCAGGTCACTTTGGATGATGGAAAAACCGCCATCGTCAAAGCAACGCAGGATGCCGCAAAAGAGGGTGTCGAGCCTCTTGGTGGAGCCTTCAAGGAGCTTGACGGCTCTATATCGGATTTTGGAAAGACTGGCATAAAGACCAGTGAAATCAAGTCCTCTGTCGAGACCATCACAGAGGATGTTGGTCAGATCACGACAGCGGTCACCGATGCACAGAGCAAGGCGGATAACTTTGGCGGGCTCAACACCGCCGCAATCACTGGCACATCGGCGGAAGCAGCGGACGCCATTGGTCAGATAGGGGCTGCTGCCGACACCGCAAGTGACGCCCTGTCCAGCGTGGGCAAGGATGGACTTAGCACCGATGCCGTGACCGGTGATGCAGCTGATATAGAGGGTGCTCTATCCTCCGCGACAGGCAAGGCTCAAGAAGCGGACGCAGCCCTTTCAGGTGTTGGACGGGACGGACTTAATGCCGCCGCTATCGAGGGTGACGCGACTGCTATAGACGCCGCTTTGTCTGATACGGAAAGCAAGGCAGCTGCTACCGGCGGCGCTTTGGCCGATGTGGGCAAAGATGGGCTTGAGACTGGCACGATCAAAAGCGACGCCTCTGATATAGAGGGCGCTCTATCCGGGGCCGAAACCGCCGCAACAAACGCCGATGCAGCGATCAGCACGGTAGGAGCATCCGGACTGGATGCGTCGAGCATATCCGGAGACGCCGCTACCATCCAAAAAGACCTTGGCGATGCCGAGACTGCTGCCGTCGATGCTGACGGGGCGATCAGTGCCGTGGGAGCATCCGGACTGGATACCGCCAAAGTGCCCAAAGATGCCGAGACCATCACAGGGGCCTTTGGCGGGATTAAGACAGCGGCGACCGGGACCGAAAAGGTAGTCGCCGAGTTTTGCAAGGCGAAAGGCATAGAGACAGCTCAGATTGAGACCGGCAAGATCGCGATTGTCGGATACTTTGATGAGATTGGCAACAAGGTCAACGAAGTCGAGACAAAAATCACCGGGCCGGGCGTCTTTGCCGTGCCCATGACGGGCGTGGCGAATATAGGTAAAACTACCAGCGCAATTATTACCTACTATGATAAGGTAGATCAAAAGGTAGTATCCGTAAAGGGCGGCATTGACGCCATTGGTAAGACCTTTGATACCTTCGGCGTAATCAGCTCTATGGAAGAGGTGGACGGCTATGTGGGCACGATCAAAGAGACGGCCACAGATACATCCAGCTATCTTTCTTCCGACTTTGCCAGCGGCGGCCTCAACACCGACGACATCGGCAGAGATGCCGCGAGCGCCGAAAAGCTGATAGGCAACATAGAGAGTGCAACCGCAAGTGCTGATAGTGGCCTACAAAGCTTTGCCAGCGACGGCCTGGGAGATATGACCGCGCTGGAAAGCGACACGCAGGCGGCCATAGGGTACGTCAAGAGCGTATATGATGAGACCACAGGGGCGCTAAAGCAGGTCTATGTGGTTCAGGATGAGTTTTCCAAAGCTCAAGTCACGGCGGCTATACAGGGGCTGTCTAAGTACATCCCGGAGCTGACAGAGGCGTGGAATGAGAACACCGGCGAGCTAGACCTTAACTCGAAGGCCTTGCAGGCATGGACTGACCAAGCGCAACAGGCCGCTTTACAGACGGCCATGACGCGAGCCCTGGAAAATGTAAGGACCGCCTATGCAGAAGCTACCGTCAATGTGGCGAAGGCTCAAAGTGCAGTCAATCAGGCCCATAAGCAGGAAAGTGAACAGCTTGCCTTTCTTCGTGGCTTATACGCGAGCCTGATAGATGCTCAATCCGGCGCGGAGCTGTCAACGGAGCTGCTTATCCGTGAGCTGGACAATGCGATAAATACAGGCGTCCGGCTACGCAAGATAACAGTGGAACAGGCCCAACAGTATTATCAGGTGTCCGGCGCTCAGGCGTCCTATACCGGTGAGCTGTTGAGGGCTGAGGAAAAGCTAGAAGAGGCTCAGAGGTTGCAGTCCGCTGCAAAAGATGAGTACGAAAGCACAACGACAGCCCTTGAAGAGCTGGAAAGGGACATGTCTCTGTACGGAGACAGCGTGGATAGCGCGACCGGCAACGTCGCTGATCTCAGCATATCCCTTTGGGACCTACTCGCGCAAGAAGAAGAGACCGCCGAAGGCACAGAGGACTTAGCAGATGCCACTACTGACCTGACGGACGCCAATCTTGAAGCGGTCAAGTCCTTTATGGACATGTCCGGTAAGGGCATCGACGCGATGAAGGACCTGCAAAAGCAGCTCGGTCTATCTGATAAGGACTTTGCTAAATGGTGTGAGGATACCGTCACCCGCTGTGACGAGGTGGTCACGGGCTTTAACGACCTGGTAGACAGCATCACCAAGTCTATGGGGGACTTTGTGTCAGCCTTGGACACATCTGGCGAGGAAGGCTCAAACGCCATGGACAACATGGTGTCCAACTTGCAGAAAAAGAACGCTGATTTACAAAAGTGGGTCAGCGACATGACCGAGTTGGGCAAGAGGGCCGGGAAGGACTTCCCTCAAGCCTTGTATGATGAGTTGGTATCTCAAGGTCCTGGCAAGATGGATGAGGCAGTGCACGAACTCGCGGAAGCAGCGAGGGAAGGCAGTGCACAGTTTGAAGAAGTTGCCAAGCAGTACGAGGAAAATCTGACCATCAAGGCCTCCGCTGAGACCTTGGCGGCATATACGTCCACTGGTAAGCAATATGCACAGTATCTCTCTGAGGGCTTTATCCAGGCGTCCGATGAGCACGCCAAAGCCGTCGAAACCCTTGTTAACGCCGGTATCCTGATCGCCGATGAGGCGACAGGTCAGTATCAGTATATCGGTAGCGATGCCGCTGACAGCATCATCGCCGGTATGTCTGGTCATGAGCAAGAGGTCGCCAAGCAGGCAAAGGACTTGGTAGAGGCTGGCCAGGAAAGCGCGAGCCAAGCGGCGGAAGGGTATACAGAAGCCGGTAAAGAGGCAGGTGAAAACGTCGCAGAAGGCACAAGCAGTACCGTCAGCGCGATGGAGACCGCCACAACAGAGGTTATCCAGGCTGGCAATGACGCCGCGAAATTTTTGTTGGATTCCTTCCGGATCACGGGCCGCCTCATCCCTCAGCGGATTGCGAGTGGCATAGAGGACAAAAAAAGCAGCGCGACAGACGCCGCTCAAAAACTCGCGGCAGATGTCAACAGCGCCGTTAAGGACTTACCCAGCGAGCTACAGGCCGTCGGCAAGGACGCCGCTTATAAGCTTTCTGTCGGGATCGCCAACAACATCCAGTACGTGACAAGCCAGTCACAGGGCATGTCAAACGCGGCGAAAAATCAGGTCAATACCTTGCCCGATGCCTTCCGAACGGCGGGCGCTAATGCCGCGAGTGCGCTGGCACAGGGGCTTTCCAACAGCCAAAGCGCAGCCACAAGTGCGGCGTCCCAAATGGCAACAGCCGTGAGGGCTGCGGTCAATGGCAGCGTGTCCAGATATGCCGATGCAGGCGCAAATATGGCCTCCGCCCTTGCTCAGGGCATCCGGAACGCTTCCGGACAGGCGAGCAGCGCGGCGGCTGATATGGCCGCGAGCGCAAGGAGTGCCGCAAACGCCTATGTCAACCGATTTGCAGATACGGGATGGAACATGGCCAGCGGCCTCGCCCAGGGCATCCGCAACGGCCAGTCTTTGGCGGTCAATGCAGCGCGGGATATCGCGGCGGCAGCGGTCACAGCGGCCAACACTGAGGCACAGGTGCGGTCACCGTCTCGAAAGACCATGCAGACTGGCCGATACATGGCAGAGGGCATTGCCGTCGGTATCCTGGACAATCTCAGGATGGTAGAAAACGCCGGCAAGCAGGCAGCGCAAACAGCCCTTGAGGCCATGGACGCTGGCACGGTCAAGGCCGACATAACCGCCGACATCAGCGCGGCGGGAGCAAGGCAGATGTCCAAGATCGCCAAGGTCAAGGCAGACACCACAGATGTGGCCGGTGCTATCCGCGACTTGCGGAGCGACCTCAAAGCCTTGCAAGACTTGACAGTGACCATGGCAAGCCCACAGGTGACTGTCATGGTGGGCAACCAGGAGTTCAAGGGCTATATCGTCCGGACGGCGGCGGAAGGCTTTAAAAAACAGCAAGACAGCGTACTAAGGGGGATGGGAGCATGAGTTTTAATGTAACTTACAATGGTGTCAAGGATGTCACGGCGGGCGTTCACGCAACTGCACGTCCTGCAATCCCGTCCCCCATGCCAAGGGCGGACGTGATAACAATACCCGGACAGCCCGGGGACGTGTATCTGTATGAGAGCACAAATGACATCATCATACCGGTGACTTTTAACTGGGTGGTCAAAAACACAGAAAGTGACTTTCACGCTGCATTCCGCAATTTTAAATCGTGGATCTATAGTCACGGTTCCGGAGAACTGTCTTTTTCAGACGATCCCGCGACTTTTTTTAAGTGTAAATTTGTCCGGGTCGTCGAGACACAGCGGCCAAGTAAGCGCATAGGGCAGGCGACAGTCGAATTTACATGTGAGCCTTTTACCTATCTTGTCTATGGCAAGACAGGTGGATTCCTGCCAGACATAGCCGTCGAGGGCATCGTAGGCAATCCTTACAATGTCGCTGCTCACCCGGTCTATGTGCTGACCGGCTCCGGAGCCTGCACCCTGACTGTCAACGGGAAGACCTTTGCGGTCAATTTGACTGACAGGGCCACGATCAACACGGACAAGATGACGATACAGGGGGCTAATTTAAGCTGGGTGGACAGCATAGGCGATTATGAGGATCTATATCTCAATCCAGGCGAAAACACTGTTTCGGTGACAGAAGGCTTTCAGTGCTGGATAACGCCACATTGGAGGTGCTTGTGATGATTGACATTTACTTACCCGGCAATGTGGACTTTGCCCACAACGGTAATATCGCCTTGATGCCGACGCGGTGTGAAATTACCGCCACGATCAACGGCGCGTGGACGCTTGAGCTTGAGCACCATATAGACGTTGACAATCGCTGGGCCAATATTGTTGAGGAGGCCGTCCTCAAGGTCCCCACCTGGCAAGCAGACAAGCAGCTTTACCGGATCGCGACCGTCAAAAAGGACGCCTATGGGGTCACGGCGACGGCTTATCCCACCTTTATGGATACCGCCAACAACGTTTTTATCATGGACAAGCGGCCTACCAACAAGACGGGGCAAGAAGCGCTCGACATCCTTTTGTCTGGCACTGGATACACTGGCATCTCTGACTTAGGACAGGGAAGCGCTTACTTTGTGAGGCGAAATTTTATAGACCTTTTATGTGGCAGAGAAAGTCCTACTTTTTTGGAGAGATGGGGCGGCGAGATCGAGTATGACAACAAGACCATCAGGGTCATGACCCGTCTGGGCGCTGATCACGGGGTAGAAATCCGGTATGGAAAAAATATTTCGGCAATCTCCTATGATGTGGATACTTCCGTACTTGCAACCAGGATCGTTCCGCTTGCCTTCAACGGGCGCAAGATGAGCGGTCTTGGATATGTGGATAGCCCCGAGATAGGCGCTCACCCCATCATATATACCAAGGTGGTCAACTTTGATGCGATCCGCTTGCAAGAGGATATCCAGGAGGGCGAGGACACCACGGGCTATACCATCTGTGCCGATCAGGCAGCCCTTGACGTAGCCCTTGATGAAGCGGCCCGAAGCTGCTTTGTCAACATGCCCGACATTAGCCTTGACGTGGATATGCTCACACTCGACGATCCGGCTTTAGGCTCAGTCACTTTGGGGGATACGATCTTCGTCAGGTACTCTAAGCTTGGCATCTCGACCAAGCTCCGGGCTATGTCGGTGACATGGGACTGCATCCGCAAGAGACCGATTAAGTTTGTTATCGGGCAAGTCAAAAAGGGCTATGTCGAGACAGTGGCAAGGGCGGTGATGTGATGGCACGGAAAGGGCTACAATACTGCGTTTTCGGAAAGGCTAGCAACACCCCTGGATACTATCTCGACAGCATCCAGCCGTCTCCTATCGCGGGACTGACCGGGAAAGTCAATCAGACCATCGTGCAAGACCTATATGATGGTCAGGTCAGAGGGATAGACGTGGAAGTGACCGGCGGGCTGCTAAGGCTTGAGCTTAACCTCGATCAAAGAGAGCTATACAGCTACTTACTCGGACACTCGGACGGCTTCGGCGTCCTGGACGTGCCGCCCGTCGTGGGCGTGGGCGTCGTGGTCAGGCTGTCCAGCGGATACAGGGGCAAGATATACAAGGCCGTTGCCTTCCATGAGCCGGTAGATGAGCACGGGACAAGGCGTGAGACGGTGGTCTATGGGCATCTGATACTTGAGGGCGATCTCTTTGTGCCAGATGATGAGAAATGGAAAGATGAGGATGACTTTTCCGCGCTTGACGATGCCAAGATGTGGATAAACAGCCGATTCTTGCTCGACATAGGGCGGAATCTCTTTGTAAGCACGTTGTCGCCGTCGCTCGATAAGCTGCCGAAGCTGGAAGAAAATGTGCGCGTCGTAGGCGGGATTGCCTCTGTCGCCAATCATGGATTGCGCGTCACGTCAGACAAAGGCAACTCCGTACTGGCCATGGTTTGGGGCACGAATAGCCAAACGGAACCACAAATGCAGGGACTTGAGGCGGGAAAGACTTATACGTGGTCAGCGGACGCAGCATGGAAAATGTGGTCAAATTGGGATGAATCTGTCCTTACTGTCAACTACATACGTATGTACTGCTATTACTTCAAAGCGGGCGACAGCGCATACAGGGCACTTTACAAAACCCTTTATACCATGGGAGCGGAAACGGTAGGCGTTGACGTATCTCAGCATGTGACTATTACATTCACCGTCCCCAATGACACGATTGGCCTATACTTGCGATTCTCGCCAAACGGCGGCGCGCCTGTCATAGCAGAAGGCGATTATATTGAGATGGATAACATCAAACTGGAAGAGGGCGACACCGAAACACCATGGTGTCCGGCCCCCGAAGATTTAGGAGGTGCTTAACATGGACTATCTGCAAACCATCATAGGAGGCCTCCTGGGTGGGGGGCTGATTGGATTTGTCGAGTTTCTTATCAGGCGGCGCGATGACAAGGCCGCAAAAAGCGATGAGATGCTTGCGGCCATACACAAGGTAGACCTCAAGATATCGACGCTTGAGGACAGGATGACCAAAAACGAGGCAAAAGAGGACGAAAGAGACGCAGTAGAGCGGCGTGTGAGGATTCTCCGTTTTGCCGATGAGATGCTTGAGGGACGGCGGCACAGTAAAGACAGCTACGATCAATGTTTGTCAGATATAACAGCATATGAGTATTACTGTCATCACGGACACCCGGACTTCAAAAATAACCAAACAGCGGCCACAGTGGAAGTGATAAAGGCTAGCTATAAGGAGCGGCTGGAAAAGCATGATTTTACATCATTTTGAAAGAAGGTGAAGGCATGGCAAATGAATACAACAAGAATACCAGACAAATCACACTGACCAGGGGCGACAGCTTTGTGCGAGAAGTCACCCTCAAGACAGAGGACGGTGAAGTGCTGGACATCGGCGACGGATTGATCCAGTTTGGCGTCAAGGAGGATCCGGAGGATGAACATCAAGCGCGGCGGATGCACCTTTGCTGACCTAAAGAGAGTGGGCAACGCTCACGGGCTGGACGTATGGTGCTACGGCGACTGTGAGGACGGGACGCCCGGAGCTATCCCCTGGGATGGCGTGACTAAGCAGGATAGGCCGTCTATAGTGTGGTGGAAAAAATGTCACTTCGTCGTGTGCTGTGGGGAAGATGAGCAGGGCAAAGTTGTGATTTGTGATCCGGACGCAGGACGTATCCGTTTCGCTCCGGACACCTTTGAATCATACTATTCCGAAAAATGCCTTTTTAATGGCGAACCTCATGATCTTCCAAAGAAAGAAGGTGCTGAATTATGACGAAAATCGACTGGAAAAGAAAGCTGACTAGCCGCAAGTTTTGGCTGGCGGTCACATCGTTTGTGTCTATGCTCATCCTGGCCGGTGGCGGCAGCGATGGCACGGCTAAGCAAGTGACGGCTATCATTATGGCCGGGGCCAGCGTGGTGGCGTACATCATAGGGGAAGGCATGGCGGACGCTGGCAGCAGTATCATAGACATAGGGGAGGTGTCGTACGATGAGCAAGAGGGGAATTGATCTGTCAGAGTGGCAGACAGGACTTGACTATACGAGGATCGCGAAAGAGATTGACTTTGCGATCCTTCGCGAGGGCTACCGGCAGAAGAAAGACAAAATGTTCTTGACCCATCTTAACGCCTTCCGGGCCCTACAAGTACCTATCCCGGCAATCTATCACTTTATCTACGCGACAGACACGGGCAAGGCAAGGGAAGAGGCAAAAACGTGCATCGAAAACCTTGAGGCCGCCGGTCTTGGCAAGGATACCATGATCTTTGCTGACCTTGAGTATCACAGCATCGACACGGCGGCGGATGCTGGCATCAATCTATCCGTCAAAGATGTCAACGGCATCGTGACCGCCTTTGTCCAGACGGTCAAAGATGCTGGCTATAAGCCTGGTATCTACTCAAATCATGACTTCCTCAAGCGGTACTTTTACGCTGCTACCCTTGAGGGACTGCCCTTATGGCTTGCTCAGTACAGCGGCACGGAGCCGACACGGCCGTGCCTTTTCTGGCAAAAATCCGAAAAAGGCACAGTTGGCGGCCACTCTCCCATTGACCTGGATGTGTGGTATGACGGGGAGCCGGATGAGCTGACCGACGGCGAGGATCACGCTGATCCCGTCGAGACTGCCGTCAAGTGGATGCTCGACAGGGCAGACGACCCGGCGACGGGATACGATCAGGCATATAGATGGGGCGAGAAGGGGGACTATGATTGCAGCTCTGCCGTGATCTCAGCATGGGAGGCCGCCGGCGTCCCTGTCAAGACCAAGGGCGCGACATATACCGGCAATATGCGCAAGGCCTTCCTCGCGTGCGGCTTCCAGGACGTGACCGATCAGGTCAGCCTATCGACTGGCAAGGGCCTCATCAGGGGCGACGTGCTGCTTAACGAAGTCTACCACACGGCCATGTACATAGGCGACGGTAAAGAGGTCGAGGCGTCCATCAACGAAAAAGGGACCACAACCGGCGGTCAGCCTGGGGATCAGACGGGGCGCGAGTTCCTTGTCAGGGCATATCACAACTACCCATGGGGCTATGTCCTGAGATACCCCTCATGTACCGGCGGTGCTTGTCCGGTCCATCTGCCTGATCCGGTCAAGGCCGAAGAGCCGACAAAGGCCGCGACGGCAACCGCAACAACGGCTTATACCGTAGTCCTGCCGCTTGTCCGAAAAGGCTCCGTTGGCAAGGCCGTCGGACTGCTACAGCGCGAGCTTCGTGTCAGGGGATACACGGGCCTGACCGGGCGCGCGCTCGGTGTCGATGATGAGTTCGGAGACAATACTGCTTGCGCTGTAAAATGCTTCCAGGGCGACGAAGGGCTTGAAGTTGACGGGATTGTAGGCCGCAAGACATGGGCGGCGCTTTTGGGGGTGTAAGCGCAAAAAGGCGCCCCCTACCATGCCATCTGGTAAGGGGCGCTGTTTTAGTTGTCGAAGGTATTCCATATCCAAATACCGGGATGCTCTATTTAGTTACCAATCCAGTCTATCCATGCAGTTAATGGACGGAAACCGTCCGAGCGGTGTCCCGATTTCAAATTCTCTACGACGGCGTTCCCCTGTCGTGAAGAGTTCTCGATCCTTTTCCGCGAGGTCATAGTCCGCATCCCATTCGGCGGTTTTTACTTCACCGACGCGGATCGTGACCGTGTTAATTCCAAAATAGTCGAACTCATAGCTCCTGTAACATTTTAGAAGCTGTCCGTCAGGGAGACAGGCAAGCTCCCTTTTTATGAGGATACCTGCGTCAAGCGGGGCGTCGTTCTTCGGGTCTCCGCAGAGCCATTCGATGCCATCTAAGAAGATCTCTTCTGTGATGCCCGCCCATTCGTGCCAGTTTTTAAACACAGAACATTTACCTTGAGTAATCCATTGTTTTACATGCTGTACTTTCATATTTTACCTCCTTTTATCCTAGTGCTTCCCTAGTGGTCTCTGAGTGCATTGTTAATTTTTATGAACTTTTGTGAAAAGATTGAGGTTTGCGTGTTCCGGAAACTCTTCTTTGAATTTTTTCTTTGCCTCCTCATCAGATATAATTCCCCAATAAATAGCGCCATGTATTACATTGCCATCAATATAGCAAACTTCCGTATATTTCATTACTTTTTCCTTTCTCTGTCCTCGTGACCTCCGGGACGGGGTGCCATTATAAGGTTTCGTATCTTCCCGTTTTGGGGTTCTTGTACTGGATCTCGGTGCATCCATAGTCCGGAGAGTAACGGTCAAGCGGCGCGAAGCTTCTATTATTTGTTCCTTTCCCGTAAGCGTAGACCACGCCGTCATCATCCAGGAGCCTGAAGCTAAACAACTCTGGGATGCTTTCCAGCTCTTCCTGAAGACGCCGCTTCATCTCGGCAAACCTTCCTGTGTACTCATCCTCTCCAGAATCTGTGATAGCTTTGGTCCATTTAGTGATGCAATACATTTCCTTCCTCCTTTGTCCTCGTGACCACCGGGCGGGGCTTGCGATTTTTTGTTTATTCGGTTTCGCAGTAGATCCCGACATAATCGTATTCGGGATCTTCTTCGACCCGGACAATCTTGAGCGGCTTGTCGATGCCAGCCCATTCTGCGACCTCCGGGAGATACATCCCGGCTTTGTGGTTGTCCTCGTAGCCTTCTGTGACCATGAGGACTTTGTTCCCCTTGTAATAATTAATATTTGCCATCTTTTTTTCTCCTTTCATGCTCTGAAAAGTTTTCTGTCCATTCCGTTGGCGTTGCCCCGGAGGTTTTTGGCCGCCTCCGGTCGCCGCTGGTAAACTCTACGCCCTACCAGCCGGGCGGTACTCATGTTCCTATCTCTTTCTTACAAGAACATTATAGCGCACATTGTGCGTAATGTCAAGAGTTATTTTCAATTTTTTCCCTGAGTTTTTCAGGAAATTCCAGTTTTACCGTCCGCTCCAAAAGCGTCACCACATACGACGGCGGCGTCCTCTCCCCCAGCTCCCACGACTGGATTGTGCGGAGCGGGATGCCGTACCGGTCACCGAATTTTTGCTGAGATAGCCCGGTCAGATCTCTTATTTCTTTAATACTCATTGTAACCCCCCGGAATAATTGCGCCAATCTCGTGGCTATATCTGCACTCGACCACGATGCAGTTTTCATAGTGCGTCCATCCTTTTTCAAGCACGTACTTGACAGGCATCGGAATTTCGTAATCTTCCGGATCCATGGTATACCACGCTTTACCGATCGCGTCCGACGGGATAGCCATGATAGCATATCCGGTATCGGCTACCCAGTAGCACAGCTCCTTGAGCTCTTCCGGCAGGCCGGGATAGTCGTCCACCTTGCGGATCATACGGGGATTCAGGTCTTGTAAGCTTTTTCTCATGGTTTTTTTCTCCTTTCTTATATCCACGACTTCGAAAAATCGTTGTCCTTAAACAGCTCTTGCAGCCCACTAAGCTGCCTGAGCCGCAAAAGCTCTTCTGCCGACATGCCGATGTTCTTCATGATCCACGCATCTGACATGCCGGCTTTTGTGAGCTCTGCCACAATGTTGGTCATAAGCTCTATGCTATGCGTCCCCCTGGCTCTGTTGTGTCGGATCGTGGAAGCCATGCGGTCTGTCTCTGGTTTGTCTATGACGGACACCGGCAACATCCCACCCTCACGATCATAGATATCTCTATGCACAAGCATAGTGGTATATCTGTGGTACCCGTCTACGATCTCATACACATCCTCATCCGGGATGTAGTAGCAGACGATCGGCATTGTATACCCGTCTTCTTTGATGGACTGGTATAGCAATTTCATCTCAGGCGGTGCGACGTGGTTAGGATTGTAACTATTCGCCCTGATCTTCTCAATCGGTACCGGGCGCACGTTATATACAGGGCTTTTAAATGTTTCCATATTTCTCAATAGCTTTTCTTCTCCTTTCCGTTTCTGCTTTGTTCTGGGCAAATCCCATGTACTTGCAAGCATAGTCATTTTTGATAATGCAAATACACATACGCTTATAAGTTGGTATTGACTTAAATTCAGTCACATCTGCATCGTCTAGGTAATCGTCAAAGGCTATGACATCTTTGTCAGATATCTTTGATACCTTTCCCAGGTTGCGATATTTTACATTACTTTGGGATAGTTCATTGACTGTCTGATCTGATAAAGCACCTCCTTTTTCCTTCCAAAACTTGATGCTGGTATTTAACTTTTCCAGATAGTGTTTTCTAATATCTTCTGGAAGAGTATTTAACAGAAAATTGCAATACTCTTTCCATGTGAAGTGCGCAGGCTTCGTGATGGACTTCCACCCCATCGCAGTGGTCCCGCCATACAGCCCGGCCATGTTGACACCGTTTACCCTTCCGGTCATCTTCCCCCAGTTCTGCGGATCAATAGCCTTATACAGATACAAACTGTCCATCGCGCAGTCATTGAAAGGAGACGCCACACGCATCTGATCCACTCTCAGGCCTGCCTGATAGTAGAGGTCATACAAATGGTTGTACTCTTTCCGGAATTTCGCGTTATATGTCCAGATGTCGTTCACGGTCCAGTCATACAGAGGATAGCAATTATGTGCCAGCTCCCCGCGCTGGTAGATATAGTTCGTGTCTTTGTACAGGTTGACATGGTTGTTGCCCTTGATTGTCCGGTACCGGTTGAGACTTTCATCTGCCCTGATGCCGATGAGGATAGCTGTCCTGCCATGCGATCCGGCAAACCAGTCGCAGAAATTATCCTGCACCTCATAATCCAGCTGCCCGGCGTAAAACGGAAAGCTGACATTGTCCTGGTTGATCACATACTGATTGTCTGGCATATCGCGCACCCAGATGTCGCGGTCCTCCTTCCTCCAGGGGATCCATGTATCCCCATCCATCCGACATGCGCACTGTGCCCCAACTGGAAGGCAGACCCAATATTTTTTAATTTTTGGAAAACGTTCGAGAAAAGTTGTAGTCACGTAATCTGTCGTCATTTGGTACTGTGCTTCATAGTCTATATGAAACATAGCCAATTTATTAAGTTGTCCGTGATCCTTGGCATAATCATAAGCCAGATTAAGTAACACCCCACTGTCTTTGCCGCCTGAGAAGGCAACGAGGACGTTGTCAAACTCCGAAAAGATGTATTTAATCCGCTGCTGTGCAGCCTGATACACGTTTATATCAAGATACCTTTTTTGCACGTTTCATTTCCCTCCTAAATGCGTCTGCTATAGCCTCCTTCCGCAATAAGCAGTCCTTTATGAATGTGTCTATGGTGTCTTCCGCGCATATGTCGATGATCTCGACCTCATGCGTCTGACCCATGCGGTGTACACGGTCCTCCGCCTGTGCGCGGGTCGCGAGGTCAAAGTCATTGTTATAAAAGATTATTTTGTGGCAAAATTGGAGATTTAGGCCGTATGCGCCACAACTTTTATTTGCAATCAAATATTGCGCGTCCCGCCGGAAGCGCTCGCGGTTTTCTTGCCGTTTCCGCTGCGGGAGCCTGCCGGTAAACTCGACGCTTCCAGGTAATAAAAACAAGATCGCATTTATTTCGCTTTGGTATTTGCAGAAGATTATCACTTTTTCTTGATTATCTCGCAGTGTCGCTAAAAGCTCCTGTATCCGGGGATTGTCGCGGGGATCCTCGAAAATCGGTCTTGTCTTCATCGGCTCATCCGGGCCGGTAAGGACCTCGTAGCCGGATGTGATATGTTGAAGCGCGGCAAAATATTTATAAATCGTGTCGCTCTTCATTTCATCAATATTGTTTAAATACTGATTCTTTGTGTACTTATATAGTTTGAGCTGTTCATCCGTCAGCTCAAAGCTTCTCGTGCGGTAAGACTTATCCGGCAGCTTGAGGACATCTTTCTTTTTGATCTGGACTGTATATGGCTCTATCTTTTCGGCTAAATAGTCGATGTTGCGCACCCTCTTGATGCGCCCTTTGTCTACAATTTCCCTGCCATTTGGAAGTCGCACAGTCCAGTATTCGATGTGATTGGCGGCAAAGCTATAATAGCTTTGATACCCCAATATCCGCCAATCCAGTATAAAAAACTGGGCAAAAAGGTCAGCCTCGTTTTTTGAGATCGGCGTCCCGTTGAGGATCAGCCGATATGGACACTTCTGTGCCAGCTCGATGATCCGCTCTGTCCGGATCGCCAATTTGTTCCTCGTGAGGTTGCTCTCATCCACCACGAGGAAGACTTTATGTGTCTCTACCAGCCTCATCAGCTGTAGATACAGCCGGTCAGAGGACGAAAGCGATTCTATTCCTCTGATTATGATTTCTTTTTCTGGATACTCACCGCCACAATGGAAGGTGATATCCTCACGCAAGTTTTTCTTGACGCTGCACGGGCAAAGCCACAGCACAACGTCGACTTTTCCCTTTTCCAGTCGAGGGGCGACAAGGGACAAGGTCGTGCGCGTCTTACCTGTCCCTTGTTCCATAAATAGGGCGCCCACCTTGAGACGCCCTATTTTTTTGACCGCTTCCGCCTGATAAGGAAGGAGATCAGTCTTAATCTTCATCTACGAGGTCCTCCAGAATATCCTTACTGCTATTCAGGATAGCCTTGATTTCTCCGGTCTTATCCTGGTACTCAGGCCCCTTGCCCTCTGTGACTGCAACCTTGGTGATACGGGCTTTATAGGCGTCTATGGCCTCGCGAGCGCCCGGGGAGAAGCGGAAATCGTTGATTTTGGCAAATTCTTCCACTTCGGCATAGCTCTCAATTGGAGCCTGGCCGTGGCCGTATCTAGGGATGCCTTTTGGCTGGACATCGCCGGAGAATCCGAACATCTTGTCGTTTTCCCACCAGAATATCCAGCGCTGGTGCTCTGGCTCATAAGTGCCATTGATAGCCTTATCTTTGACTTCTGACGGCACAGTCACTATAAATCCGGCAGTGAGGAGCTTGTTGGCCACTTCGGCCATGGCGTCGACCGTTGACGGGATGCGATAGGACACCGCCTTCTTCCAGACACGGCGGCTGGAATCCCACCTGTAGCCAAGACTTTTGACGATGGGAGGCATATCCCTGTCATAGTCAGACTCGACCGTGATAACCTCACTGTCGGCCGTGATTGCGCACACAATATTGTGCGTCTTACTTTCCGGCTCGATAATCTCAGGAGCCGGGGCCTCGGCCTTAACTTCTTTTTCAAGGGATTCTTCGTGGGCTTTTTTATAGAAGGCTTCGTATGCCTTTTTCCCACGGACATACCCGATGGGATCAAGGAGATCATCCTTGTGGTCGATCCACCAAGATGCCCCTGTTTTACCAAGGATATAGTCCTTGGTTTCGAAAAAAGCATCCCTCGTGATGTTCCTGCCGGCCTTGCGACCGGCCTTAAAGCGCTCCATCGCCTCAACTTCCCATTCTCCCCATTCCCTGAGGAAGTCCGCGCGGATGCGCTCCGCCCATGCCACCTGCTTCGGGGTTCCGTTTAGCTCCGGAAGCCCTAGATCTTTGGCTTCGGCTGCCGCCTTGGCTGATTCAGCCGCGCGTTCAGCCTCGATTCTTTTGGTGCGGCAGGCGTCGCATTCATCATAATGATCTGCTGCCCATTTCTCCCACGAATCCGCCTCGCGGCGGTTCGTTTTAAAGGTGGAAACCGTGAAGGTCTCCCCGCAAGTTTTGCATGTACATACTGCACTGGCTTTTGCCATTTTTCCATCCTCCTTACGCCGTGTGTGTTTCTGACAGATAAATAAGCTCCTTTATCTTTCCTCTTGACACTTACATTATAGCGCACAGTGTGCGTAATGTCAAGCTATATTTTGTCTTTTTAATATTTTTTTTGCCGCTCATTACCCGGAGCGGCACGGGATTTTTCTTAGCTACAGTACCACTTCATGCGGTAGTAGGCCTTTGTCTTGGCTACCGCCGCTTCGCTGTAAGCCATGTACAGCTTGATCTCGTCCTCGTCGATATCAGTCCAATCTTCGCTGTGGCCGTCGAAGTGCCGCTTTAAGCACTCCATGGTGTACTCGCCGAGTTCGTCGATGTCCTCGTCATTGTCGCTGTCCTCGATTGCTTCGGCCAGCTCCTCGATCATCGCGTCGATGTACGCTATGTGAGCTCTCTTACTGCTTATTGCCATGGTTGTCCTCCCTCCTTAGCTCTTGTTATTTCTTTATTTAATTGTCATGGTTCGCTGTGCCGCTCAGGTCTTATTGGGTTAGCTTTTCTTGTTGTGTTCTTTCCTCCTTTCTGATTACATTATACTATATGCGTACACATATTTCAAGATGGAATGTTGCATAAAGATGAACACATATATTTGTGCAACTTATATGTGTACACATTGACAAAAAAGGCGTATACTCAGACGTGGAGGTGAGCGATATGGCAAAGACAGAGGCCATGAAAAAAGCGGAAGCTAAGTACAAAGAGAAGAGCATCAAGCGCGTCCCGCTGGACATGCAGAAAGACTACTATGAATGCACTTTGCTCGCCGCTGCCGAAAAAGCAGGGATGCCCGTCAACACGTTTATCAAGGAGGCCATCGCGGAAAAGATCACCCGCATGGGCCTTGACACCAAAACAGGAGGCTAAAAAAAGAGGGAGACATGGACATTAATCCTTGCCTCCCTCTTTACGATTAAGGGGCAAAAAAGGGGCAAAAATATGAAGACAATGTTACTCGGTGAGAAAGTGTCCTTTTCAGAAATCCAGTATTTAAGCGGCTTTTGGGATAATGTCACGCTGCGAGAAAATAACGCCGATATCGGAAACGATCATAGGTACTATTCAGATCAAACCTGAAATGCAGAACCTTGAAGCCTACATGAAATCTTTCTGGGCCTATGGCATATATGGGTGGATGCTCGAATGGATCAAGCGTGGTATGCAGGAAAGTGGAAAAGAGCTTAGCACTCTCTTCTCGCTTGCTCGTCAAAACTAACGACGCCTGATCACCTGATTAACTGAATTTGCTGAGCGCCTGTCTTGTAAGCACAGCCACGAGCAAGGTAGGATTGACTACGGGAATCGAGGATAAAGCAAGCTCCCGATCATCGGTTTGTGACCGGTGACCGGGAGCTCTTTTCGTTATATGTCGATACCGCTCCTCTTCGACTCATCGATCAATGCCTGATTCGTCTTCAACTACGATGTCGAAGAGGCCTTCATTTCTGAACTTGGCCAGCATCTCCAGCATGTGAATACCGATCTTCTCCGGATCGTTATCCAGACCGGCACAGACGACACGGAGGCCGTCTGGTGTCAGTATCCGGCCATGCAGCTTATCAGTCTGGTACTGCTGGTACCTTTCATATTCCTTATTCGATATCTGTTTCATGGCCTCCTCCGATCCTCTTTATAGCAACTTAAAACGGTTCTTCTCAAACTCCAGAAGTCCGTCATCTCTCATCTTACACAGTTCGTTCGACATTGCACT